TTACTTCTCTACCTCTCGTATGAGTACCTTGTCGATCATGCCATAGTCCTTGGCTTCGTAGGCATTCATCCAGTAGTCTCGGTCGCTGTCACGCTCGATCGTCTCGAAGCTCTGACCAGAGTGGGTCGATAGGATGGTATTGAGCTCCTTCTTGACCTTGATAACCTCACGGGCTGCGATCTCCATATCGCTGGCCTGTCCCTGCATACCACCTAGTGGCTGGTGGATCATCACTCGGGAGTGGGGGAGGGCGAAGCGCTTCCCCTTGGTCCCTGCTACCAGCAGGATGGAGGCCATGGAGGCCGCGATCCCAGTGCATATGGTAGAGACGTCACAGCCGATATACTGCATCGTATCATAGATGCCATAGCCTGCATATACGGCTCCCCCAGGGGAGTTGATATAGATAGATATATCCTTGCCGGGCTCGCTGCTATCTAGGAAGAGGAGCTGAGCCTGGATGACATTAGCTGTATAGTCATTGATCTGTGTCCCGAGGAAGATGATGCGATCCATCATCAGTCGGGAGAAGACATCCATCTGAGCGACGTTCATGGGGCGCTCCTCGATGATTGTAGGTGAGATATAGCTACTCTGCACCTGCATATAGTCCTCTAGGGCGAGGGTGTTCATCCCCAGATGACCTACAGCAAACTTCTTGAATTCGTTCATTTCTATTCTTGGGTGGTAAAGAGTCTCACACCATAAGGCGGACTCTTATAAACAAAGGTAGAAATAATTCTGAATAGTGAAAACTTCACCACTCCCACTACTCTTCCTCCCCCTTGCCCCTATTTGCCCTCAATCAGTATCTAGGCGAACCACTCGCATAAATAGAGAGGGCAAAGCCAACTAGTGACGATACCTAGGGATCGTAACCAGTTGGCTTTATGTTGTTCTCTGATGTGCTTCCGCTTGGGCTTGAGCGAAGGACTCTATGATCGAGAGCCTTCGTCTACCATGCAGCCCCATCTTTTGTATTCTTTACCTAAGCTTTCATCTACCGAATGGAAGATTACCATTGAGCTAGGTGTCGATCGATGAGGCGCTCTACGTAGTAGAAGGCTCGCACTTTCTTTAGGTCTATTGTGAGGTCTTTGTAGGTGCTATTGAGTGAGTGTAGGGAGATGGTTTCGTTCTTCTTGCTGTGCTTTATTAGTTGCTTGATTAGGATGCCCTCCTCTTCGATCACGATTACCACGTTTGGGTATCGGTTGTTTGTCAGCCCGAGCTTCCAGTCCTCAGGGAAGACTTCACGGCAAAGAAGCACATCACCTGCACATATTGAGGATAGTGTTCCGTCCATCATACTGTCCCCCTTTACTCGGAAGAGCTTGTGTCTATCGGAGACTTCACGCTCAAGGAAAACTTCCATAGAGTCGAACTCATCGTATATATCATCGGGGTCTTGTGAACTGTCTCTGTCGTATAGGAAGCCCTTCCCTATGCCCGCTTTCGCTTCGATGGGTATAATGGGCAGTCGTAGGATGATGCGAGAGCCAGAGGTGTTTGTTTCTACCTCGTTGGAGGCTCGTTGGGGCTTTTTCAGGGCTTCGTCCTGCGTCCCATCTTTGAGTAGTGTCCCTTCGCCTCGGAGGAGATAGTCCTCGCTGAAAATATAACCGAAGGCGCTATTAAAAGCTGATACAAAGTTCCTAGTGATGTACCCATCAATACCGTTTAGAGCTTGAGAGACAACAGATTTATTATACTTGGTTTTCTCAGCTATGTTTGTCTGGGTATGTACTATCCCCATACTCCTGAGATAGTCATACGCCTCTCTTAAAGGCGGTGTCTTTTTAGTTTTGATAGGGCTCATATATGTGTCGGTCGATGAGGCGCTCCACGTAATAGAAGGCTCGCACTTTCTTTAGATCTATTGTGAGGTCTTTGTAGGCGCTGTTGAGTGAGTGAAGGGAGATGGTTTCGTTCTTTTTGTCGTGCTTTGTGAGCTGCTTGATGAGTACCCCTTCCTCTTCAATCACGATTACCACGTAGGGGGATCTAGTATTGATAAGCCCATAGCTCCAGTCTTCGGTATATACCTCACGACAGAGGATAATGTCACCAGCACAGAGGGATCGGAATGTTCCATCAGTCATACTATCACCCTTGACACGGAATAGCTTGTATCTGTCTGATGTCTCCCGCTCTAGTACTACTTCCATGGTGTCGTATTCGGAATTAACATCTACTACGTCTTGTAAGCAGTCTCTGTCGTATAAGAAGCCCTTCCCTATGCCCGCTTTCGCCTCTATAGGGATGACTGGCAGTGTCTGTACGATGCGAGAGCCTAATGTTTGCCTCTTTATCTCTTGGGGAGCATTTTGTGGCTTCTGTGGGGAGGCAATAAGCATCTCTCCCTCACCAGATAGAAGCCAACTGCGGCTGTAGTAGGGGAAAGCTGCCAATATCTTTTTGGCCATCTTTAAGGATATCGTCTGTGTTTTTCCCTTATCTATGTCATATAGAGTTTGAGACCGGTCCATCCCCAGCTGTATTCCCAGTGTGTTAATGGTTATATCCTCTTGTTCTAGTATTTTCCTTAGCACAACTTGTCCTATAGTAAAATCTGAACTCATAGCTGTATATTCCTGTATATTCCAAATTAGCCCCTGCATAACAAAAACAGCAGGCTGTTTTGTTCACCGAGGGAACTTTCAACCTGCTGTCTAGTGCTTAGTTTCTATCGTGGTCCCACTTGGGCTTGAACCAAGGACTCCCTGATTATGAGTCAGGTGTACCCAGTTGGCTATGAGCGTTTTGTGTGGGATGTGTAAGTCGGAATGGCGTGGTTTGTCATCCCGACAATACATTACTGGAGGTCATCCTCCGTTCGTTATGTTGGCATGTGATTCTCCATATCCAGTCCTTTATTCTTGGTTTTGCTGTCACACTTGCTGTCACACGCTCTGCTAGTTTGCCCTTTGCTGGAGCTGGTTTCGCTGTCACACTTGCTGTCACATTTGCTGTCACACGGAGGTGTTCTCACGTCCGAAAAGTAACAGAGATGTCTACTTCATCACAAGTATGCATATGGAGGTGATCAGAGTGACGAAAAAGACAATCCCCATAGCAAGCCCAAAGGGCATACTATTGTCCTCTTCCCCTGCCTGCTCTCCCTCTATCTCTGGGGTATTAGAGTCCATAAGGTCGTAGGTGTTGGCTATCACCTGGAATATTTTGTAGGAAACGGCGCAGGGTATTGCTCCGAAAAGGTATGCTAGGCTTGCGGGGTTAAAGATGGTCTGATTATCACTTATCCTTATTGTCGCCGTGAGGGCAAAGAGTATAACGAAAGAGGGTATACCCACGAGTGTTATTACCTTTCCCCATGTTCGGAGGGCTGACGAGCTCTTGCGAGCTTCGGCACGTTGTTGTTGCGTCATCATATAGATCTGTTATTTAGTAGTGATTACCATTGTGACATACTTCGGTCTACGATGCGCTCCACGTAGTAGAATGCACGCACATTCTTTAGGTCTACGGTGAAGTCATCATATTGGGGGTTTATCGAGTGCAGGGAGATAGTCTCCTTCTTCTTGCTGTGCTTGATGAGTTGCTTGATTAGGATGCCTTCCTCCTCGATTACGACTACGACATTGGGGAAGCGATTGTTTGTTAGCCCTAGCTTCCAGTCCTCGGGATAGACCTCACGGCAGAGGATGACATCGCCCGAGCATATTGAGTTGAGCGTTCCATCTGTCATACTATCCCCCTTGACTCGGAATAGCTTGTACCTATCGGAGGTCTCTCGCTCTAGTACGACCTCCATAGAGTCGAACTCATCGTATATCTCTTCGGGGTCTTGTGATGGGTCTTTGTCGTATAGGAAGCCCTTCCCTATGCCCGCTTGCGCCTCTATAGGGATGATTGGCAGCGTCTGTATGATGCGAGAGCCTGAGGCAATCGTTTCCACCTCGTGGGGGGCTTTGTGGGGCTTCTGTGGGGCTTCGGAGGAGTCCTCGGGGGAGTCCTCTTTGGTCGGGTGTTTCAGCATCTCGCCTTCTCCAGATAGAAGCCATTCAACGCTAACCTCTGGGAAGGCATTTTTGATCTTCATTATCACTGATGTCCCAGCGCCACGTTTGACCCAATTTGATACGACAAACTCGGTGACGCCCATCTTATCTGCAAACCGCTTATTTCTCCCGTGTTCAATACCCACACAGTGGTCTATGAAAGCGGAAATTCTGGATGCAACCGTATTCATATTTTGAACTTAAACAAGAATGTTATAACTTTGCATCCAGTAGATCCGACCATCTACGGGAAGCCGATAACGAGATCGGCATGAGACTTATCAAATCCCGCTCCTTGGACTGGTCGGAGTCCTTGGGGCGGGTACTCTTTTTTAGAGTGCTTGCACACTCTGGATAGAGGCTATTGCTAGTCAGCTATCGGTGTTAGACGGACGTTCGGGGCTAGCAATTAAACCTCCCGAAGAGCCTAGGTGAAAGACCTACGCAAGGTGTCCGTAAGGAGGGAGCAGGGCGAAAAGCCAGATGCTCGGACAGCCCACCACTAGGGCGGAAAGCTGGTAAATGTATCAGAGGGAGTGGAGAACCTCTGGTGCTGGTGACGGGGCGACCGACAGGGCACTGCTTGGTACTCCAAACCGAAGCTCCCGACCTCATACGGACAGCTGGAAGAACAGCCCCGTATGGGTAAGGGGGCTTTATGGCTCAAAAGCTCCCTCTTGAGCTTGCTGGATAGCTTACAGAGGGTATACATACTGGATGATAAAACTTAGAGTGATTATGGAACAAGAGAATAAGAGCTTGCTGAAGAAGCTGGAGAGCGCAGATGATAAGCTCTCCGATGTAGCAGGGGTGTACGTTGGCATCGTCTGCAAGATTATAGTGCTTGTTGGCATAACATTCTGCGCATTTGCGCTAGCTGCTCTGCTGACTATAATTGCCATATCTACCTATTCTTCAATCGCTTCACAGATTTTTTGAGGTATTCGCGCGCGCTGTAGAACATGGCTTCGCTATCCATTGGGTAGGCATCCATTCTCTCCAGCGCGCGGTACACGCTATTCAAGTCGTACATACCCATACCAGCCCCGTCGTACTCCCTGCCCCAGCTGTCGGTAACCTCGGCGAGGTCCTCGGTAATGGAGAGCATGTAGTGCGACCACACCCTATCTTTCTCGGGAGGCAGGGACAAATCGGACAGCGGAGCTATCTTCTCAAGAGCCATCACCAGCGAAAACATACGATCCGACCAGACCGTTGATGAGACTCCCTCCGACCTTTCACACCAATACCAATACCACCATCTTATCTCATTCTCCCTATCCACCTGAGAGCGTAGCCCGACGAGCTCGCCACTTAGATCACCCAGATCTTTCTTGAGGTCGTCTATTCGCTTTGATAGCTTTCCACGGACGGAGTCAAGAGATATAGCACTCCACACCTGCCATCCAACAGACGCAGCGAGAAGCACAGATAATATCCCAACAAAGACGCTTATGGTGGTATAAGTCCAATCCATAGCTTACCGTTGTCTATATTCGGAGATTATCAGAATTTGGATGTAAGCACTGTAAGCTCCGCCTCAAATCTGGTGTGACCATGAGGCGCATTATGCTTAATGCGTACGACATCTCTAATCTGTTCCATTTCGATTCTTCTTAAAGATCTACCTCGGGCTGTCTGCCTATTGTGTCTTTGTGCAGTTGGGTTCTATGCCTCTTTGGGAATAGGTAGTTAGCTACAAAGTAGAAGATGCCAAGTACATTAGTGGTAGTCGTTCCTAGGATCACAATCAAAACAGAGTCAGATAGCTGAAAGGATGCTGTTGTGGAGCCAGACATTAATAGCAGTAGTCCTACGCACATCATATAGATGCAGAGGAAATCGAATGTTTTGCTTGCGTATATCTTCCTTTCCTTTCGGTCTTGCTTAATGCTTTCTACTTCTTCATTGAGCCTGTTGTACTCGGTTATCTGTTTGTTGTATTCTAGAGTGCTTGTTTCCTTCTCCTCTGTGTTTGGGTCTTCTAGGATTATCCTCCCATCCTTTCGGAGTGTTTCTAGGTCAATAGCCATTGTTCTTACGAATTAGATCCATGACCTTCCTGTAGTAGTCTTTCGTGCGCTCGTCGGGGATGAGTCTGTTTTCACCCTCGACGTACACCATACTCCACGGAGTTCCTGGCTCATGTGTAAGAGCGACAATATCTCTATCTGAGATTTGGAAATACCTATTCCATATTAGTTCTACTAGAGTTTTGTCGTCTTCATTTTGCAGGGTGGGGACTTCAAATTTCTCCTCCACACCATTCCAGCGGGATATGACAGCAGGCTCTTTGATCGGCTTGTTTTTGTTGTGTTTGAAGCTGTGGTAGACAGATGGAATTACAGGTCCATACCTCCACGCCTCAATTCTGTCAAAGCGAGGGTCTACGAGCGGTCGTCCACTTATCGCTAGGGAGAACCCGTGAGCGATGTACACACGCTTAACAAGGCCAAGGAGGCGGAGGTCTTCCTTATCCCGATTGGAAAGCTCCACGAAGTAGTTAGCTACTGATAGTGCATTCGTCTCCATATTGCTCCATATTACTCCATATTGCTCTATATTGCTTGCAACTTGTTCCGCAAAGGTAGTCATTTCCCGAATACTTTCATACGCTTTACAGAGTAGGGGCTGTTTCGCAGGCTTGCAAACTCTCAATCTATAATACGTACACGCGCGCGGGGACAAGCCGTGTTTTCGCCCTAAAAACCACCATTTCAAACACGCAAGTGTCACCTATGGATAGCGAGAAGATACTCATATGCCAGAAATGATGAAATTTTTTATTGCTGAAAATCAGGTGTTTATAAATTAAATTCGACAAATTTGTGCATTTGATTTTGGTGTTCAACAAATCTGTTATATCTTTGCATTGTAAAGAGAGGGCAAGAGGCGACAACCTCACCAATCTAAGCGATCATTGACATACTGACAAGGCTAAAAACAAAGAGATAACTAACGTAGAGAGGCTCTAAGCCCTCTACAAGTGACTAACAATATAGCTTGCAATCTTAGACCTATCGTGCTAAGAGCTGAACGGCTAACGACCGCCCCCCGCCCCTCGTAAAGGGCTTGCAAGCACACATTCACTAAACACATTCAGTTATGAGCAACGAAAGAAAGAGCACTCTAAGCAGAGTGTTCAGCCTCGCATGGCAATTCGTGAAGCGCAACGGCTTCACGCTATCAGAAGCCCTAAAGGTAGCTTGGGCAAACATAAAGCTACACGCAAGAATGCAACTAGGCATAGTGAAGTTCTACTACCAAAAGGTAGACGGCTCACTCAGAGAAGCCTATGGCACGCTAAAGAGCGACTTAGTGCCAGAGACGAAAGAGACTGGGCGCAAGGCTCCCATCACCTGCCAAACGTACTACGACACCGAGCGCCAAGAATGGCGGTGCTACAAGCTAGCTAACCTAGTAACAGAGTAATTCACCAGCGAGAGCCCTGCACCTCCCAGCGTGGGGCTCTCGCCTACAAGAAAAACTATGAACACGACAAAGATAATTGACGACCGCCTTCCCGTGCAGTCTAGTGAACTCACAACTGAGTGGCTAAAAGAGCAGATGGACTCCTGGGTAGACATCTTGGTAGACGTACATGATGATATAGAGCTGGACGATGATGGTCTCGGTCTAAGGATAGACAGTAGCTTGGATATTAGCCTCCTTGTAGAGGATGAAGAGCCCGATACAGAGGTGTATATAAACCTATCAGTTCACTTTCATGGTAAAGCAGACCTAAGCGTGGATATTTGGCATAATCTTCCACCAAACCATCCAGCTATAAGCGTTATCGTAGACTTTGATTACAAGGTGTATGAGAGCTATCTAACGCGCTGTTTTCGAGAGATAGAGCGTGTAGCTATGCTCCCATCCGATTTAGAGCAATTTGGCTATTACGATTAAGCTATTATGGATAACATCAGATTTAGAGGTCGAGACTACTACTATATGGGTATCGCTATACTATACCTCGTTTTGGCATACTTCCGCCCTGAAAGAGTCTACACTATTGAAGGGGCTTTATTCTTGTTGTTGCTCTTTGGTTTACCTCTTTTGTATGAGGTATGTAAGATTTGCGAGTCAGAGAGTGAAGAGGTAGACTAACACAATTCTATAGGTGGCAAGTAGGTTTGATTACCACTTGCCACCTCACAAAGCAAACAATTTAAGTGTGTGTTTCATGGTATTTCTGGAGGGGCGACGCTGTGAAGCCCAGCCCCTCCCCTATCTTATTAGATAAGAGTTATAAGGTACCCAAGCCCGTGATGGGTAAGGGTGCCAATAAAGTAAACAAGGTTTTCTATTGTTTTTCTTCAGATTTCCACTGATTGATATGTGGTTTTTTAGTGAATATGCCACGGTGACCTCGTGATGAGCAAGCCGTGGCGATAAAGTAAACAACATACCCACCAATAACAGAAAGTATTATGTCAGAAGAATTCTTTAAGGTTCGCCCCATAGAGTGGGTGGACCTCCCATTGGTCGGCTTCGATCGTTGGGGTGAGCGTATAGCTTCAGAGGCTGTGCTCTCAAGTCCAATTATGCCTATCCCAATGAAGATCTACGAGAGGGAACTAGATGGTAGAACTTGGTTCACTGTCTCCATTAACTCCACCACTATATGTGGATCGTTTGACACGATAGATCTTGCCAAGATCTATGCGGTACAGATGTTACAAGCTAACATAGCTTTACTCATCCTCCCCGTCTACACTGCCCCAGAGGCTAAAATCTTGCACGATACAGAGCAAACTAACGACTAATAACAGATACAGATATGAGTCTTATTAAGAGGTATTTCGAACTGGATACTCCCAGTTGTGTAAAGATGATGATTTACGGGCAGAGCGGTATGGGTAAGACCACCCTCGCCCTCTCTGCCCCACGTCCCCTTCTTCTCGACTTCGATGGCGGGGTGAAGCGTGTGAACCTAGCACACGTAAAGGACGTAGGCACAGTGCAGATAGGTACGTGGAGCGAAGTCCTCCAAGTTCTCCAAGAAGACCTAAGCGACTTCGATAGTATCGTGGTAGATACCGCTGGTAAGATGATGGACTTCATCATCACACACGTCTGTGGCTTCCGTCAGCCACAGCTGCGAGATTGGGGTGCGATTAACCTCGAGGTGCAGAACTTCGTGCGAAACATCTCCGCCCTAAACAAGAATATCATCATCGTGGCGCACCGAGACGTTCGCAAAGAAGGCGATACTAACGTCTTCATCCCAGCCATACGAGAGAAGACCTACAATGCTCTTGTAGCAGAGCTTGACCTCCTCGGGTATATGGAGACGAAGACTGAGAATAATGTGGTCAAGCGAAGCATTACGTTTGACCCAACACCACGAAATGATGGTAAGAACACCTGCGGACTACCCTCGGTGATGATTATCCCCGAGATTATCGACCGAAAGACGGGGCAGGCAACCGCTCCTAACAACTTCATCCAAGCGCAAATCATTGAGCCGTATAAGGCGATGATCGAGGTCAAGCGCACCGAAGCGCATAAGTACGAGCATGTGATGATGGAGATCAGAGAGGCAATTGAGCTCGTCACCGATGAGTTAAGTGCTAACGACTTCGTTGGTCGAATCGATGAGTTTGAGCATATAGGCTCAAGCAAGAAGCAAGCAGGCCTCCTTATCAACGAGAAGGCTAAGAGCCTCGGGCTTTCCCTAAACAAAGCTACCAAGCGATATGAGCAAGCAAAAGCAAAGTAGATCTGTGGTGGGCTATCAGCTCTACCCCTCGCTTATTGACGCTTACACGGACTACACCAAGTCCGAGGTAATCTACAATAAGTATTGGGGTGGGGCTGAAACCCCCTCCCTCACGCTCGAAGAATACGAGGCTAAGGCATTCCAAGATCTCATCGACAAGATCAACCGAGTGCCGAAAGACCTCATCAAGGCAGACATAGGTACCGTCTTCAATGAGCTGGTGGACTGCCTTATTCTCGGGAGGAAGTCCGAGGAGGTGGAGGTAGAGAAGCTCTACGACGAAGCTGGCAACGTTACAAGCCTCAAGGCGAGCTACAACGGGCGTACGTTTATCTGCCCCGTGGATGCTGTTAGGGTCTTCGCAGGTAACTACAAGGGGGCAATACCTCAGATGTTCGTGGAAGGGGTACTACCTACAAGGCGGGGTGATGTGAGGCTCTACGGCTACCTCGATGAGCTGATGCCACTAAGCGTCCACGACATTAAGACCACGGGGTCGTACGAGGTAGGCAAGTTCAAAGACCACTCCCAGCACCTTGTTTATCCCTACTGCCTCAAACAGATGGGCTACACGGGCGTAGATCTATTCAGCTACGATGTAGCAGAGATAAGCACGAATATCACGAAGCAAACCCCCGAGCCTCCCGAGGTGGTGGTCAAGCTCAAGGCTACATACAGCGAGGAGTACCTATTCACCCCCGAACGAGACATCCCGATACTCGAGGGTAAGGTGGTAGAGCTCATCGACTTCATCGAGGCTAACCGCCACCTTATCACCAACCCTAAAATCTTCGCAAGCGAATGATATTCGACCTTTCTCGGGAGCTTGACCGCACCCAGTTCAAAGAGAGGTGTAACTTCCTGTATCGTCAGGGCTTGCTCGTAGAGCTGACAGAGAAGCGGGGCAAGCGAACACTCAAACAGAATAGCTACCTACACCTCATACTCTCATACTTCGCCCTCCAGTACGGGGAGCGAATGGAATGGATCAAGCAAGAATTTTTCAAGCGACACGTGAACCCCGACCTCTTCCTTAGAGAGAAAGAGGGGCAAGGTATAGGAAGATACTATGTGCTTCGCTCAAGCTCTGAACTTGACACCAAAGAGATGTCCACAGCAATAGACCGCTTCCGAGATTGGGCCGCTAAAGAAGCAGGCATATATCTCCCTTCATCAGATGAGCATGGCATGCTAGGAGAAATGGAGAGAGAAGTGGAGCTAAACAAGCGGTGGATCTAGCCCACAATTAAGATTATGCAATATACCCTACGACCATACCAACAACAAGCCTCTGATGCTGCCGTCCGCTTTCTAGTGGATGGTAGCAGAAAGGGGCACGGGCTTATGGTTTTGCCCACTGGATCTGGGAAGAGCCTAGTGATAGCAGATATTGTCAATAGACTAGACACTGACGTGCTAATCTTACAGCCGTCAAAGGAGATCCTAGAGCAGAACTATGAAAAGCTCTGTAGCTATGGCTTCCTATTCTGCTCCATATACTCTGCGAGCTGTGGGCGTAAGGAGGTCAATAAGGCAACATTTGCCACCATTGGTAGCGTGTACAAGAAGCCCGACGAGTTCAGGCATTTCCGCTATGTGATTATTGATGAGGCACACCTAGCTAGCGAAGCCCCAGACGGAATGTACATGACCTTCCTAAAGGATATAGGTGCTAAGTGTGTAGGCCTAACGGCAACACCATATAGGCTGTACTCCACAGGTACGAGGGAAGAGCCGGGGTCAATGCTACGCTTCCTCACCCGACTGAGGGGGAAGTTCTTCACACAGCTGATCCACTACACGGAGGTGTGTGAGTTGCTACAAGCTGGCTTCCTCGCTCAAATGGACTACTACAACATAGAGAGTATCGACATTGGTCGATTGAGCGTGAATAGCACAGGGCAGGGCTACACAGAGGCTAGCCTCCGTGCAGAATACCTACGGTCGGGGTTTGCTGGCAAGCTCGTGAATGTTGTAGAGCGTCTACTATACAATGCTAAGGTTCCACGAAAGGGGATCTTGGTCTTCACGCAGTTTGTCGAGGAGAGCGAGGAGCTGATAGAGCACTTCCCAGGCATATCCGCTGTCGTAACGGGCGAGACCCCAAAGCGAGAGCGTGAGCGAATACTCGAAGACTTCAAGAGCGGGCGCATAAAGGTCGTAGCTAACGTAGGAACACTTACTACGGGCTTCGACTATCCCGAGCTGGATACGGTGGTTGTCGCCCGTGCTACCCGCTCGCTATCTCTGTGGTATCAGATCGTCGGACGTGCTATACGACCTCACCCCAAGAAGGATAAATCATGGATCATAGACCTCTGCGGAACGTACCAAATGTTCGGTCGTGTGGAAGACCTTCGGCTGATAGACTCAAGCGGGGATAAGCATAAAGGACTTTGGCAGATCGTATCGGGGGGTAGACCTCTTACAAACGTATTCATGCCAGCATAAAGGAGGAAAAGAGTGATAAATAAGCAGGGAATGAAATATGAACGTAGCAGAACTAACAAAGGAAGATAGACAGAAGAATGTCCGTCTCGCAATTGACAAGGCAAAGGACGCTATCGCTAACCAGACGAATACGCACCCTTCAAACTGGCTTACGGCAGAGGAGGCGAGTGCCCTATTAGGGGTATCTCGTCCAACTCTCCTGTCGGGTAGGAAGATGGGGAAGTATCGATATGTACAGCACAATGGAACAAGAGTCTACTATGACAAGCGAAGCCTCTTGCAGTATCTCACCCCAAGCGAGGGAGATGCTAGCCCTACTCAATAGCCTGTTAGAGGGTCTAAGGGCTAATTCACGAAGACCGCTATTGGTGACTAAGGTCGAGCTTGAGTGCGCTCTTCCGTGCTCCTACTTGCAGGCTAGACCAGCTTTAATAGAGCTCTACAGGTTGGGGCTTATCACTACAGGTAAGACGATAAATAGTGTATTCTTCTCCACCCCAGAGTATGAAGCTATCGAAAGAGGAGGCTATACTCCTTGAGAGTGACCCACAAGCATTCCTAGTTAGGGCTTACCTATCTGTCTTTCCGAATGCATCTATTCGTAAGATGGAGGAGGTGCTGAAAATCAACCGAGGAAAGATATATCGTGTGACAGCGAATGTGACAGCAAATGTGACAGCGAAACCCTTGCCACCAAAGGGCAAACTCGCAGAGCGTGTGACAGCGAATGTGACAGCGAATGTGACAGAAAATGTGACAGACCTAACCGCCAAAGAGCTGAAGAAAAAGGAGGCGGGCCCGACCTCCAAAATGCGTGAAACGTTCAATGAGTTTTATACGCAGGTGACGGGGGAGAGCTTCTACTGGTCTGCTAAGGAGATGAAAGCACTCAAAGATATATACACCAAGATAGAGTTCTCTCTGAAAAGCAAAGGTAGAGGGTGTGGAACGGAGGACATCCTTTCAGCGTTTCCTGGGCTACTTCAATGCATCAGTAATCCTTGGTTAATACAACATCTATCTCCATCTATAATAAGCAGTAAGTACAATGAAATCATTAGCTCCTACAGAACGAGGCGAATTGCCCCAAGGACAGCTACAGAGGCAAAACAAGAGCACATCAGTCAGCTTGCTCAAATGCGGAAGGCTATTGAGGATGGGATCAAGTGAAGGTAATACTCCTTCGTTCCCAGAGCTTATGAGAGCTATTGACTCTGATTTGATCGCTCCACTATGTCTGATAAATAGGGATGATGGAGATAGGGATCAGCTATTGAGGCATATATCCATAATCATCCTAGAGGTCAATGATTGGTTTGGTTCGGGGCTCCGACCTGATCAGATTGAGATGATGGCAAAGAGGGTGATAGCCTCCTATCCTCATCTCTATTTAGATGACCTATACATCTTCAAGGAGAAATGCTTGACACTCCAATATGGCAAGGTGTTCGGACAATTCACACCATCGGTATTCTTCGACTGGCTACTTCTATATTGGAACGATAGAATATCCAACATAGATGATATAGCACTAGCTAATCATCATAAAACAAAGGAGGAGTTCCACCAGACACCCAAAGAATGGTTCAACCTAGCTAGGAAAAAGACGATAGAATGAAGAGAGCACCATCCCCAGATAGCATACAGCACGCAATAGCAACGAATACACATCTCCAGAGGTATCTTGCTATGGCTATAGAGAAGGGCGTGCAGAGAGAGTTTGCCTCTCCCGTAATCTCTCAATCAAAAGCCTATCGAATGTTCGGGCGTGCAAATGTAGAGAGGTGGAAGGCTCTATGCCTAGTACAAGAGAGAAGGGCGGAGAGCGGGCGTATCAACTACTACACATCTGAGCTGCTAGAGGCTCAAGATAAAAGCTACTACAGATAACATGCAAGCGCAATGGAAATAATAAACCAAACCTTCCGCTACAACGGGAGTCCTATCACCTTCCAGCAGGGCGATAGCGTGATGGTGAACGCCACCGAGATGTCTAAGCCATTCAGGAAGCGAACCAATGATTGGCTTAATAACAAGCAAACGGAGGAGCTAATAGCCTGTGTATCTGCCGTTACGGGAATTCCCGCAACGGGGCTTGTGCAGGTGAGGCAGGGTGGAACCCCAGAGGAGCAAGGAACTTGGCTACATGAAGACCTAGCCCTCGTCTTCGCTCAGTGGCTTAGCCCCCAATTCTACCTCTGGTGTAATGCAAGAGTCAAGGAACTGCTGACAACGGGTGTCGCCGTAAACCCTCTAGCCAACGCCTCTCGCTCCGAACTACTACGGCTTGCTCTGCAGGCAGAGGAGGAGAAAGAAGCCCTACAAGCAAAGGTGCAGGAAGACGCCCCCAAGGTGGCGTTCGCTACAGCGGTACTTGCCTCCAACACCTCCATCCTAATCGGCGAGCTCGCCAAGATCCTCCGACAAAACGGAGTAGACATTGGACAAAACCGACTCTTCGAGTGGATGAGACGTGAGGGCTATCTCTGTAGCAAGCACGGAGAGATGCGTAACCAGCCAACGCAGAAGGCTATGGACAAGGGGCTATTCGAGCTCAAGAAGGGCATCAGGTCGGGGAACGACGGCGTACTCCACACCACGATCACGACGAAGGTGACACCCAAGGGGCAGCTCTACTTCATCAACAAGTTCACATCAGCAAAGCAATGAAAAAGAAAGATAAACCGGTGGTCAAGGAGTACATGGGCGGACTCTCGGAGGGTCGAGATGTATTCTCCCTCACCGATGAGGATATAGCCCTCATCGAGCACCGAGTATTCACCGAGCGCATACCACTAGACGAAGCCGTCAAGGACTTCCCGAGGACTACTCCGGTCGTCTCCAATGCACTCAAGGCTCACCACCCAGAGCTACACAAGAGGCTATCAGAGGAGAGCAGGGCTATCCGCAAGGAGCTCCGAAGAGAAGTAGCTAGCGAGCCGTGGCAGAATGACAGTTGCATCCTCTTTTGGTCTCCCAGGCTACTCACCCTAAGAGGCTACCTGAAAGCCTCTGGAGCAAACAATGAAACCGCAACATCCAACCAATAACAGATACAGACATGAACGTAGAACTAACAGGGCGTATCACTCAGATACTACCCCTAGAGCAAGGGGTCTCCAAGGCAGGCAAAGAGTGGCGCAAGCAGGTGTTTATCCTAGAGACGCAAGACCAGTACCCACGCAAGGTCGCTATCTCCCTGCTGAACGACAACATCGACAAGCTCCCCCTGCAAGCGGGTGCAGTAGTCACCGCCAATCTCGACATCGAAAGCCGTGAATGGAACGGCAAGTGGTTCACTGAGGTGCGAGCTTGGCAGGTCACCTCCCCACAGGCACAGCCCGTAGCGCAGGCCTCCCAGCCCACGACTCAGGCATACACCCAGCAGGCATACACCCAGCCCGTAGCAACTCCAGCACCCGCCCCTGCACAGCCACAAGCAGCGGAAGATCTTCCATTCTAAGCTATGAGCAATATCAAGGCTATACACGGGGATAGCGAGGTGGAAATTCGCAAGATCCCAAGCGAGAGTATCGACATCATATGTATGGATCCTCCCTACCTATACTTGGTAGGCCAGCGTCTGGAGCGCCCCTTTGACGAGCAGGCATTCTTCACCGAGTGCAAGCGAGTGCTAACCAAGGATGGTATGATTATCATGTTTGGTCGTGGCGAGAGCTTCTACCGATGGAACACGATACTCTCTAGTCTAGGGCTTAAATTCAAGGAGGAGATAGTCTGGGATAAACGGTATTCATCATCTCCTTTGATGAATATCTCCCGTGTTCACGAAACGGCCTCAATCTTCGCAAAAGGTAATGGTGGCATTCGCAAGGTCAAAGTGCCTTACCTAGAGATGAAGGGACACGACTTAGGTGCTATTATAACGGACGTGAAACGCCTATGCACGGTATTTGGCAATCCTAAGTCAATGGAGGCTGTGTTAAGTTTTTTTAAGGAAAATCATGTTAATTATGGAAATCAGAGAGCAGTCAGCACAACTGTTTCGTCAAATATAAGGGATGTAAATAGATGCGTTGCATGTGCTTTTATGGTTGAAAATGGTATGAACGAAAAAACGATCATCAGCCTCACTAGAGACCACTACAAGACCATCCACCCGACGCAAAAGCCCGTACGCCTCCTAGAGCGCTTGCTGAACCTCTGCCTACCCAAGGGCAAGGATCATGTGCTTGTAGCTGACTTCTTTGCAGGCTCTTTCTCGTGTGCAGAGGCTTGTCACAACCTCGGACTAGACTTCATCGGGGTAGAGATTGACGAAGAGTACTACAACGCCGGAATGGGGAGGATCAAGAAATTCCAAGAAAGAGACTCTGAGGAGCTTCCGCTCTTCAGTAACGACAACTAACAAGCAAACAGAGATATGGATACGACAAAATACACCCTCGACAAGTTGGGGGCACAGAGGTTTTTCTACGACCTATCAGACATGTTAGGTCAATACAAGGAGATGGAGGACTTTGCTCTCTCCCAAAAGGGGAAGACAATCAAAAGTCTCAGAGAAGTAGACATGCTGCAGAGTGCAGTAGAAATAGCTGTCTGTACCAAATTCTCGGAATTGGCTATCGAACGTCTAAACGAGTGCGTAGACTTCAATATCGAGATACTAGACGGCCTTGGCAACGATAGGCAAACATGCACCGAACAACAAGACAACGGCGATGAGTAAGAGACGAAAGCAGACGGAGCGACCCAGCATTAGAGACGCCGCTCGCTCCTTTATAGAGGCCATAATCGCAGAGCGCAAGGCGTTCGAGAGTCTCAGTAAGGTGTTCGAGCGCTCAATCGTAAATAAGAACAGATGAGTAAAGGATACACCCACATCATCGGGATAGACCCCGACAGCAAGGCCTCAGGAGTCGCCGTACTAGACCTCACAACGAGGGAGCTAACCCTAAGTACGCAACCCTTCTTTTCGCTCACGGATATGCTCCAAGACATAAAAGAGTCAGATGTGGTGATCAAGGGGAGAAAGACGCTAGTGGTAATTGAGAACGCGTACAGCACCTCCCACAATTGGCACTACAGCCCCAACGACACCAGAGGGACGATAGCCAAGAAAGGGTATTCCGTTGGCCTCTGTGCTCAGACCTACCACCTCCTTAAGCAGTGCCTAGAGATGAAGGGACTAGACTTCATCGAGCAACTTCCCCTGACCAAGATTTGGCGAGGAGGGGGCGGTAAAATCTCCCATGAGGAGCTAGTAGGCCACTGCAAGCGTAACCGAGTGACCCTGCACCCTTCGAGCGAAAAGAGAAGCAACCAAGAGGAGCGTGACGCAGCGCTCCTCGCCCTCCTTCACATAAGCACAAGACCACCACAGATATGTATTCATCCGACATCAGAAATATAGACTTCGGCAAGCTTAGAGACATGGACATAGCAGTAGGGTCTCTGTACTCTCACTTGGGTTATCTATCCAGCCTAGATCACGAGCTGGACGTCAAGAACGGGCGAGCCCACGGGACGTCGGTAATGCAGTCCAAGCCTTTCCGTATGTTCCTCCGACAGCTATTAGTGTACCACATCGTACTAGGCCTCCGAAAAGCCAGACTAAAGCAGTCAGATAGGGCGGTCGCCAACCTCCTCAAGAGGAAGGATAGAGTCGCCGAAGCTAAGGAGCTATCAGTAGAGCCCTACCAGATTGTGGACTTTGGCAAACGAAAGCTCCTCATAGTGATTAGAGAGCTGTCAGCCCCAGAGTTCAACTCTCTGTACGACCCAAACCGAGTCCTAGAAAAGTACGGAGAGACGTCCATCCTATCATGGAGTTACTACATCTACTACTTAGTATGAGTGCATTTATCATCTCCGGAGTAATCATCTGCTCCATTGCCGCCGTCTACGCGTCCTACCTATTTGGCTATGAGGATGGCTGGATAGACAGAGACAGAATGGTGTAGCTATCAACATAAGCTATCAACATTCCTGATAATGGTGACAGCCCCCACCTCTCAGTTGTTGCAAAACATGCAACAACTCCAAACCTCCCAATAACAACTAACAACCAACGACAATGCTAACAGCAGTAATTCTATCGACTATCGCTATCCTACTAGCGATCCCATCCACCCTCCTACTCGTGTCCTTTGCACGAGAGCTGTCTGCCCTAAGGGGACAGATAGAGGCCTACCAGAACAAGGAGACCCGACACTTCAAGGATGTATCCACCCGCCTCGAACGTCTCGAGAAGCTCGACGAAGCCAAGCACAAGCGTATCGGTCGCCTGGAGGAGTCCCTCAAGAATAAGGCAGAAGCACGGAAGCCAAAGGCAAAGAACGAACAAGACGGACAAGCAGAAACGACCAAGTAATGGACAGCAATACAATCATCCTAGCCCTAATAGGCATAGCTATTGTGTGCCTATCCAACGTGATCGCCTACAACTGGGGCAAGACCTACGGCTTTGCCCTAGGACGCACAACCTCGGTACGGGATATAATCACCGAGAACATTCCGAGCATACCAGAGGAAACCCTCACGGTGACAGTCGAACGGAAAAGAAACAAACAGCAACCACAATGAACTACTACGAACTAGCCAAGGAAGTCCACGCTAACGCAGTGGCTAAGGGCTTCTGGGATGAACCACATAGTGATAATCACTACTTCATGCTCGTAATCACCGAGCTATCGGAGGCCGTGGAGGCGCACCGAAAAGGGCGGACAGCTTCCATTCCAGAGGGCTTAGAGGACTTCCCCGATAAAGCCTTCATCCCTTCCTTCGAGTCACACATCAAGGACACACTAGAGGATGAGCTGGCAGACACTGCCATCCGATTGCTCGATATTTATGGCGGAATAATCGAGAAAAAGGAGGACACCCCCGACATCACCGAGCAGGTAAAGGAGAACTACTCGCATGCTAGTGACTTCGTCGAAGAACTTGAAGAATTCACCGAATGGGCTTTCATCCTAGCACACGACCTAAGTGAAAACCCAATTATGTATACCCCACTGCTAAAGGTATACAACGGCCTATGCACTCTCCTCTGTATCGCCGAGCGTCTCGGTATCGACCTCGAGCGACACGTCCGCCTCAAGATGCGCTACAACGCAACCCGCCCAAGACTACACGGAAAGAAGTACTAACGGATATGAAATTATATATAATAAACGCCTCTGGCACCTTTGGAGGGTACCCAAGAAATGAATACTTCTTTCTTGTTAAAGCCAACGGCCCAGAAGAGGCTCGTAATAAAACATGGAAATACGTAGGACTAATGTCGCCATTCCTCACCGTAGACCAAGTGTGGTCTGTCGCCTTGAATGTGAGTAGTTACCCTCCTCTGGATACTTTGAACAGCAGCCGCTTGAAAGCGTACTATGTTCGTGAGATGTTGGATGGTGTGGAGGTTGGCGAAGGGTGTATATTGACAGAAGAGTCGTATCTCCAAGCGAAAAGCTCCATAGGCGGTATGGGTGAGGTCGTTATCTACGCCCTCCCCAAGATAACAGACATCATCGTATAACACAACAAAACACTATAATAGGCAATGATTATAGCAATTGACTTCGACGGCACTATCTGTCAGAACAAGTACCCAGAGATAGGCGAGCCCATGCCCCTAGCAATAGAGAGCATCAAGAAGCTCCGAGAGCGGGGGCACGACCTCATCCTCTGGACGTGCAGGCAAGGAGATCTATTGGACAACGCCGTCCGATGGTGCGAGGAGCACGGCATACCCTTCGACCTAGTGAACGAGCACGAGCCGAACAATCTACGGGCGTTTGGTGGAGTTGCTGGCAACAAGGTGTTCGCCAACATCTATATCGACGACCGCAACCTCGGGGGCTTCCCCGGCTGGGAGCGGGCTATGGAGCTCATCAAAGAGGCCGAAGCCGCCAATCTGAAGTGGACGAAAAACGAAGACTTCCCCCAGGATAATGCTATCGGGTATGCTAAGATTAGCCACGACACCCAGATGGTATACTTCTGTTTCAACCATGACTTTGGGTATGGACCATACTGGAGGTGTTTCCGAGGCGAACTACCACTAGAGGTAGACCCTAGAGGTGTCTTGATGGATAACCTCAAGGAGAGACTCAAGGAAGGCTTTGCGCTAAAGGAAGTGGCTATATCTTACTGCGCTAAAGACTTCAAGAAGTTCCTCCAAAACCGAGGATAGCAACTTAATCACCGAGGGGCGTGCAACTGTGCGCCCCTCACAACACAACGAACAATGACACGAACAGACATCGCAATAAGCCTCAAGCCTCTGGACTGGATGGAGGATGAGCTGGACAACGGAGACCCTGTTCTCTCCGCTGATTATGACGTATATAACGCATATATCAAAGAGGAGAATGATGGTACAGCAACTCTAACCATCTTCTACACAGGCGAGCTGAAACCAGAAGTGAAACGCAAGGGGCTCACGATGGAGGAGGCAAAGGCTATAACCCGTGAGCACCAAGTGGATAATGCTTGTAAGGACTTCAATCTCGACGATAAGTAAACCAGCTATGGGAACTCGAGGAGTAAGACGAAAGAAAGGTGAGCTGATAGAAGCACCCGCCAAGAGTACAGAAACAAGGTCTAAGCCACCTCGCCCTAGATACCATCATGATATGTGTCTTACCGTTGCTAGGATTATATGCAAGAAGGGGATAGGGAATTCTATCCCACCTATGCCCATTACGGCTGTCGAGCTAAGCTCCATCACTACAGGAACAGTGGAATCTCCAGACATCATTGCCTTCCACCAGAACATAAGTAATAGTTCATGCATTGTCTTCGAGATTAAACTATCAAGAGCAGACTTCAAGGCCGACTTCAGTAAAGAGTGCAGGGAGGCTGGTATAGGAATGGGCGTTAGGCGTTACTACGTCGTTCCAACAGGTCTGCTGAGCATGGATGAAGAACTGAATGGCTGGGGGCTTGTCTACTTCGACGGGAAGAAACTAGAGTTAGTCAAGGAGAGTAGACTCTACGACGAGACGGAGAGGCAAACCTTCGGCGAGACAAACACTTTAATCAACCTCACCAAACGAGGAGTTAAATGGAACTCCGTGTTTGACAACGACGACTATAATTCATAAAACTAATCATGACAGAATAGACAATGACACGAGAAGACGTAAAGAAACAGCTGGCGAAGAACCCGCTGGTGTGGAGGGATGTACATGATTGTACTACAAGTGGTTGTACATATATAACTAACCGTGCGAGGTTTTTTGGTGACACATTAGTGTACTACACTATCAGAATACAGCGTAATACGACTAAAGGTACTAGTCTCAAGCTAGACGCTATATTGTCAGTAGTTATGGAAAACAAAGAGTTGGAGCTGTTAGGTTTCGAGCTCCCTGAATTTAGTGTTGGCGAGGCGTCTAAAACGGTCAGTAATTATCACGAGCCCTGTAGAGTCGAAAAACTTGAAAGTATGGCCGAAGCCCACCGCCTAGACCTCATCTGCCAAATGCTTGGCATAACGGAATAACCAACCAAAGAGAAATATGAACGAACAAGAAATCAGGAAGCTCATCCCAGAGCTCGTCTGGGAGAAGGTCGATGGACATGGACTCGAGAAACACCAAGCTCTAGACTACAATTTGGAGAAAGAACGATTGAGCTACAGAATAACCCGCTACCACCGAGATGCCGAGGAATTCTATGCTCTCTCCAGGGAGTCTAAGGGCGATGTGTTCAAGGGATACCAGTATTGGAGTATTGCGAAAGCCTGCTCGCTGGAGGAGGCTAAGCAACTAGCCCAAGAGCACCGAGCAAAGGTGATCTGCAAGATGCTAAGGCTAGAGCCCTCCAGCGAACAGCCAGAGAAGCCAGCAGAGGACGCCAAGCCTATCAACATGCGGGAACTCCTAGAGGAGGAACGTGACCGTCTTGCCGACGAGGAAAACCGTGGCGAATGGGACACCCTCCCCAACGAGATGAAGTACCTCAAGCGGAAGCAGTACGACACTCTGCTCTCATACCTCACACTGCTAGACCAGCTGGCAGAATGCGAGGCTAAGAACGCAGGGATATGAAGCTTCTACACCAATTCCTCTGCGCTATGTGTATGGTCATTACGCTGTCCTCCGTGGCTTGTTCGCCACGGAGGAATACACCAATCTACAAGTCTGGCTATGTTATTGGCAAGCAAACACGACAGACGCCTTGTAAGATTGTCTATGTCATACACCTGCTCGTTCCTGCGATAGAGACACACCACGTAGTTGTGGACGAGCATACCTATAACCAGCTTAAAAAGGGAGATTACACCCAGCTAGACGTCAGCAATGAAATACGATAGAATAATCGTCCGATCACTTCCATTCCTGTTGGGTGGCATACTACTGCCAATAGGCGTGATAACAGTATTGCAGGGCGCACCCAAGTTGATAAGCGCATGGATATTGATTATTGCGCAATTTCTAACGAACTTCTCCATCGTAAAGGAGAAGGACGACAAGTGAAATAGTAACAGATAACAACACTATAAGCAATGAACATCTACCAAGCAAAGGTCATGTACGCCAAGATCGGGCACGGAACGACCACCGAGAACTACCTCGTGAAAGCTCACAACCTCACCGAGGCGGAAGTCCTCATCAAGGCTGAGGTGAAGACTAGAGCGGCCAACGACACACCTATCGAGGTGAAGTCTATCACCAAGAAGAAGTTCGACGACGTGATACGTGCCCCAGCAGGTAAATATGACGACGTCCGATACTATGTAGTCAAGGTTGTGGAGGAGGGCGAAAAGGAGGCACTACACAAGTGCACCTGTATCGTCTCCGCATCTAGCCTAAGAGAGGCGTGCGAGATGACCTACAACGTAATTCCCTGCGACCGCACCCTCTCCATCGTGGAGACGGACATCCTAGACTTCCTCACGGGGGACAAGGACGAGTAACAACACGGGGAGAGGTGCTGAGCCTCTCCCCCTCCCATTGTTTTGGATATACACACCATGGATCAGCAGAGCATAGAGAGTCTTGTCAGTATAGGGTGGAGGTATTCTCGTGATATGGGATGGAGACACTACCAGTCGAGAGACCGCATTATAACCGCCGTACTCCTTATTGTTGCACCTCAGTGTATAGAGAGTGGCGGAAGGATGCCTCACAAGCTCGGTGGCATGATCTCCAGAGCCGTACCCATGAATAGAAATTACCTATCCTACCAGATAGGATCTCTTGCGTTTCGCTTTAAGGTCTATGAGGAGGAAAGGACGTGTATACAAGCGTTGAGGGATGAGATGTTGCGATCCTCTTGTTTGTTTTGACTCCCAGATGAGTATATGCAAATTAATTTGTGAGAATTACCATTTTATCATCTGATCCTATTTTGTATATATTTGTTTTTTCAGATAATTCTAATTCGGCTGAAATTATTTTGCTGAAATATTTGGTTGTATCAAAAACTTGCCGTACCTTTGTATTGTCAAAAGGGGCGAGCCCCAGCGACACATAACCCATAAATAAGACAAGACAATGGACAAGACTATCGAAATCGCAGGCAAGAGCTACGAAGTGGCCCTCGAGTACTACATTCATGTAGACGACGAAAGCAGGGCGGGGTACAACCAAGCACGAGCAACACTGGCAGTAGACGAGATCCCAGCAGATGTGAAGCCAACAGATCTTCTCAGAGCTATGATTGGTGTACTCAAGGACAACGAGCCTATCGAAAGACACTCAGAGTTCCTCGCTGTCATCCAGACAGGCAGCCAAGAATACTTCGAGGTAGTGAATGACTAGTACCTTCTAAGATAGACGGCTCGACTCTTGCGGCTTAGCCCCGAGGTGCTAGAGATGTGCAAAGAGGTCAATCTCGATGAGATAGGCGAAAAGATTGTAAAGTGGGCAGACGCTCAGCTCGATCTACACGACGAGAGATAAGAAACAAACGCAGTGCTGGTGCCGGGCAGGTGTCGGCACTGCAATATCTAATATTTTGTATTATAGCCATCTATGTGACTATAAAATTCGTATCTTTGAGAAATAAGAAACAGCGTTATGGCAGTACAGTTTTCACCAACCATGCAGGCTTATATGGCCGAGCATAATATCCAGCCTAGTCAGGTATGCTATCTTACGATTTGTAAGGCTGTGCTAGATCGCATCTTGTCCGGTGACAAACGTGTAGAGTTCAGAGAGTACAACGAACACTACGTCAAGAAGTTCTTCGTCGTCAAGGACAAAGAGATTACGGACTTAAAGCCATACACCCACCTACTCCTACAGGCGGGTTATAGCTCGTCCTCGCCCCGGGCTCTGATAAAGGTCTCCGATATTAGGGTTAAGTTACCTGAGGACACGGCCCCCCAGTCGGCGATTGGCAAAGCTATGTACGCAGAGGCAAAGACCGAGGGCTTTGGGTTGGACGACGCCTGGATCGGTATTGCTCTTGGATCAGTAGTGTACTCAGAGTAACCAAAGCTATACAAAGCTATATGTGTAATTCATCGTAAGTTTAATTCTAACCAAAACAGACTATGGCAAGAAATAGAAAGAGGTCGGACTCCTACAACCTAGATACAGAGCGGTTACATACCTCTCTCAGGCCTAAGGGGTATACAGCGGCCGAGGCCCACAAGGTGCTGCGTCAAGACTACAATGAGAAGAAGGGGCGGTTTACCACTCGTTCAGGGCGAACCTATCCAAATTTCGGTGTAAGTCAGAGTAGGCGAGCCTAATCTATGCGTCACGCTATCGAGTGTATACGTAGGGTGGCGCAACAGACAAGTAAGGTGCTGCTATTCCACTCGGCGACGGGTAAGGATAGTATCGCCTTACTTGATTTGTGTTACTCTCGATTTGAGGAGGTGGTCTGCGTCTATATGTACATGGTCAAAGATCTTGAGCACATAGACAAGTACATACTCTGGGCGAAGCGCAAGTACCCCGGGGTGAAATTCATTCAAGTCCCACACTATGCTCTCACACAGTATAGGAAGTATGGATACCTCGGCTGTGAGCAAGACACCACTCAGCGAATAAAATCATTAAGCGACATTACCGAAGATGTACGAGCTTCGACAGGCATAGATTGGGCTATCTTCGGTTTCAAGCAGTCCGACAGCCTTAACCGACGGGTGATGTTGCGAACCTACCCCGACCAGATGACCAACGAGGAGACCAGAAAGGCATATCCTCTCTCGCTCTATCTGAACAAGGACGTGGAGAAGTACATCAAGCTAAAGAGGCTCATCCCTCCACTCAAGTACGGTGGGGGACAGAGTCAAGGCTCAGACGTCACAAACATACCCTTCCTAATGTTCTGTCGTAAGCACTACCCACAAGACCTACACAGAGTGCTCACAGAGTTCCCCGAGGCAGAGAAGATACTATTTGACTACCTAAGCTATGACCCCAAGTATGAGCAAGGCAATTAAGCAGGCACCATCCATTGAGCTGATGAGGTCTCAGATCAACTTTGCATCTTACAACCCAAGGAAGCTATCCGACGACGCTCGGAAGAGGCTGAAGGCTAACCTCAAGCGTATAGGCCTAGCTGGTGGTATCGTGTGGAATGAGACAACGGGCAACCTCGTGTCTGGACACCAGAGGCTGTCCATCCTAGACGAGATACAGCGTTACAATACGGACACTAAGGAGAACGACTACCCCATCAGGGTAGAGGTGCTTCGCCTCACCGAGAAGGAGGAGAAGGAGCAGAACATCTTCATGAACTCATCAACAGCGCAAGGTGAGTTTGACTCAGACCTCCTCGCACAGCTACTTCCTGACATCGACATCGACCTCGCAGGGCTCGATAGCTCTGATATAAGCATCATGATGGCAGAAGCCCCCACCTTTGACGTGTTCGACTATAGCAAAGCATCGTCTCAAGGCTTTAGAGAGGTAACCCCAATATCCGAAGCAGAGAGGCAAGCTCGTATAGACCATGTGAAGGAAGTGCGTGCTCAAGTTTCCCAAGGAATGGAAGACGACTACTACGAGGGTGAAGCCTTCGTTACTCTCTCCTTCCAGAACTACGCAAATAAACTATACTTCATGGAAGCCCTAGCGCAGATGTTGCCAGGGCAGGATATCTCCCCGTCTGATAGATACCTCAAGGGCGAGACCATACATGACCTCATAGGGCACTAGGAATATGGCAAAGAAGAAAGCGGAAACAGCTCCCAAAGATAACACTCGCACGCGCCCGCAGGGGGGTGGGCGACGCCGTATAGATGTTCCTTCTATGGATACCTTCCGCCAGCTGGCCAAGCAGACGTTAGGCAATAAGACGAAGGTGGCGGAGGCTCTTGGTGTGTCACGCTATAAGCTCCTTATGTGGGAGAAGGATAACCCTGAGATAGGGGAGATATTCCGAGAGCAGTGGGGTCGGAGGCTGGACGCCTATTTGGATATAGCGCACATCCTGGCTGTCGGCAAGACGGGAGTGGATGAGAATGGAGAGACGGTGTTTATCGTCGCTCCCGACCCGAACATGCTCCGCTTCGTGATTGAGAAGTATGGTCGCATGGAGGGCTTCGGAGAGGAGGTTACGGTGAATGCCAATGTCAATATGGAGGTAGGTGTCCCTATTCAGAAATGGATAGAGAACCACACGGAATAGTCTTGTTATATGTCTTCAGGTCTAGGGATAAATGAGCATCGTACCCCTGTACATGAGGTGTACTACCCCTTGTACAAGAACAAGGATAAGTTCATAATACTTGTCACTGGAGGCCGAGGCTCTGGGAAGAGCTTCGAGGTTGCCCGTTTCCTAGAGCGTATCACGTTTGAGAAGAATAGAAAGGTTCTCTTTACCCGCTACACCTTGGTATCGGCAAGTAAGTCCATTATCCCCGAGGTGGAGGATAAGATAGAGCGGGACGGAACGCAAGAGTACTTCAAGGTAACGAAAGACCGCATCATCAATAAGTACACTGGGAGCGAGCTCATGTTTATGGGTATTCTCGCTTCCTCGGGCAACCAAACAGCTAAACTGAAGAGTATTCAAGGTGTGTCCGTGTTCGTGTGTGATGAGGCCGAGGAGTGGCGAAGCGAAGAGGACTATGATAAGATGGTTCTCTCCATACGAACGAAGGGGATACAGAACATGGTTATCGTTGTGATGAACCCCGCTAGTACCTCCCACTTCATCTATCAGAAATACATCAAAGATACCCACCGGATAGAGTACATAGATGGAGTCCCCGTACAGATAAGCACCCACCCGAATGTGCTCCACATCCATACGACGTACCTCGACAATCTGGAGTATCTCTCAAAGGAGTTCCTTCATGAGGTCGAGGATATAAAGCTCAATAACCCCAGCAAGTACGAGCGTATAGTGATAGGGAGGTGGGCAGACACGAATGAAGGTGCCATCTTCAAGAACTACTCAACGATAGATGCTATCCCCTCCTATGTGGGGAACTGCGGTGTTGCTCTTGACTTCGGGTACACGAACGACCCTACGGCAGGTGTGCTCTGCGCCGTACATGGGAACACGCTCTACCTAGATGAGATATGTTATGCTACTCACATGGGGAGCAGGGATATAATCAAAACGCTCCGTCCATATTCAGCTCTTGACGTCACGGCGGACTCAGCTGACCCCCGCCTCATAGACGAGCTTAGGGCTGGAGGTCTCCGAGTGACCCCCGTCCACAAAGGTGCTGGTAGTATCATAGCGAGCATAAACAAGATGCTCGACATGATTATCGTTGTTACATCTAGGAGCAAGAATATCATCTACGAGCTGGATAACTACTGCTGGGAAAAAGATAAAGACGGGAACTACATAAACAAACCTATGGATGGGAATAACCATGCTATGGACGCTGTCCGATATTTCGTTCTAAGGTTCGTTCTTGGCTGGGGAGACAAGGAGCGGAGGAGAGACTACACGGGTGTGTTTTAGGAAGACAAAACGCTATAATTATGGAGAATTATACAGTATCAAAGGTTAGCGAAGAGAAGGCTAACGAGATCTCTAGGGCGAGGTCTAAGTACAACGATGGTAAGTACGCTCAGCTCCTACGTCAGTGGGACTACGAGAAGCACGAGGTGATGGACGAGGCCCTCCGAAAGGATGACCGTGTGCTAACCAAAGATGAGGTCTTGGATAACTCTGGTAGGGTGATACAGCAAGCGGAATACGAGACCAAGAAGGTAAATCGCATATCCACCTCCCTCGAACAGACCATAGTGGAGATACAAACAGCCTTTATCATCGGGCTAGACCCCGACCTCAAAGCTAAGCCTCGCAACGAGTCTGAGAGTCGGATGCTGGAGATCATCGGTGACACAGAGAGAAGGAATAAAATTCGCTTTGTCAATCAGCGTGTAGTGAGGTCGTTACTCTCGGAGACTATGGTAGCTGAATACTGGTGGTCTGTCGAAGATCCCGAGTTTTACGAGGATAAACCCTACGCAGGTGTGGCAAGGAATAGGCTTCGTTGCGAAGTGTGGTCTCCCTTCCGTGGTGATAAGCTCGTCCCAATCAAAGATGCCTATGGAGACCTTATACGTTTCTATCGCTTCTACTCCATCAAGGACGACAATGGTATCGAGATACAGAGGCTCATGGAGATAGATAAGGATGAGGTTACATTGTATGAGCACCGCACGGGGGCTGACGCTGGATGGCTGGTACTACGAAAGACCGCACATGGCTTTGGCAAGATACCGGTAGTCTACATGGAGATGGAGAGGGCTTTCTGCGATAAGATCCAATCTAAGCGAAAACGAATAGAGGAACTGGAGAGCAACTTTGCTGACTGCATAAACGATAACTTCTTTCCTAAGGTGCTCGTGAATGGGATGGTTCGTGGTGTTCAGAAATCAGGAAAGACTCAGACCATCGAGATGAGTGGGGACGGTGCTGATGTTCGATACCTAACATGGGATCAGTCCACTAACGCAGCGGAGAGTGAAATATCACGACACGTAGATGACTGCTTCACGCTTACGATGACCCCACGTATAAGTCCGAAGGATCTCCAAGGTCTGGGAAGTGCCTTATCGGGTGTTGCATTCAAGTATGTATTTATGGGGGCTCATATCTCTGTACGAAAGCACGAGGAGATCATCGGTGAGTACCTCGCCCGCAGGTATAGCTTCCTCAAGCGAGCAATATCCCTTCAGGTACCAGCCGTATCGTCTGGGCGATCTCTCCGTGTAGACCCTGTACTCGTCCCGTTCACGATAGAGGAGAGTACAGCCGAAGTGGAGAAGCCTAGAAAGGAGGCGGATAGCGAGTAGTCTACTCATTGACAATTGTATCATACACCCCCAGCGAGTAACCATCTCGTTGGGGGTGTATGGTTTTTCGCAGGCGACTAAAATCTAACATTTTACACCTCTCCCTGCTATGTAAAACACTTAGTGCTAGCTTTGTTGTAAATAGATTAGCAAGTTTATGAAAGCAAAGATCTTACAGGCACTCAAACAGAGGTACTCCAATCTCGGGGTGGGTGAAAAGGCGTTTGATGGGGTGGCCGACCTGCTGAGTAAAACCATTACCGACGAGAGCAAGATCGAAGAGTTTGTTGGCTATGCTGAGTCGTTCCTGAAATCGTATCAGTCCGACCTAGATAAGGAGAGAGGTGCAGCCTCTCAACTACGAAAGGAGCTGGATGAGATGAAGCGAAAGAAGGAAGAACCCAAGCCTGAAGAGCCAGCACCTCCCAGTGATCCTAACGGGGAAATCTTAAAGCAGGTTCTTGAAAAGCTCGACGCCCAAGGCAAGCAGCTGAGAGAGCTTCGTGGAGAGAGGTCACACGAGGTCAAGCTGGAGCAGATCAATGCACTACTCGGGGAGAAGAAGATCCCTACTTCATTCTCGGGCATGGCTCTATCTGGCCGAACTTTTGACGAAGGCACCAATGTCGAGGAGCTCGTATCTAACATCGAAGAAGTGTACAAGAAGTTCCAAGAAGAGGTCGCCAACGAGAAGTTCAAGGATGGAGTTAAGCCAGATGCTGGGGGCGGAGGTGCCAGTGATGAGCTGGATGCCATAGTAACCCAGGTGAAGGAGGGGACACAATCAATCCTTAACCAAAAGTAGAAATGGCAAAATTTAGTTACAAGGAGAATGTGTACGTCCCTGTGGAGGAGCTCTATCGTGTAGATACGGGTTACCGCATGTCGGGAGGTTTCAATCTCTCCATCCAAGGTCTGACGGCGGGGACTATCATCCCTCCACTAGCTCCTATCTCAGTGGATATGGCCACCCGTACAGCTACCCTGCTCAAGCGAGTGCGAGTACTGGAGACGGGGTCGTCTGCTAAGACGCTCAAGGTGTCTAAGTTCTCTCAGGTGACAGCTGGCGTGTTCCTCTCCAATGGGACGGCGACGCTCACTGTTGCCAGCGTAGACACGTCTGATAAGGACTTCGACCTCATCACTGCTAATGCTGATACGTCAGCGTTCACCATTGGAGCTGTGCTCTATGAGGCTACCGATGCTTCGGCTAACAAGTCTAAGGGTGTAGCTGGCTACCTCATCTATGCGCCTACTAAGGTCGAGGAGGGGGCAACCGTAACCGCACTAGCCCGTGCCTTCGAGGTTCAGACTGGTAAGCTCTACATTCCACTCACCGAGGAGGATAAAAAGGGCTTGACCGACCGCTTCATCTTCGTCTAACTCCAGCCTACTAACAAACCAAAACCAACTATGAATATTACTATTGATGGCTTGCTGGGGAAGCCCGAGTACATCTCGGCGATAGTCGAACGAAGCCTAGCAAATCAGAGGGATGAGATTATCATCGGGAGGTACCTAGGCTTTGACCCCACTCTGTCCCGCGTGTTCAAGTCTCTGTATGGGACTACCACCTCTGTTCGGATGGGGTCTGTAATCGACAAGGGGGCTGGTAAGCCTATCCGTGGTCGTCGGTCTATCGGAGAGGCAACTCTTGAGGTTATCGACCTCGGAGACCGCTTCCAGATGGACAACGATCGACTGGAGCGGTTGCAGTCACTCGTGAACAGCCTCAACAGGGGCCTTGTGTCGGCAGACGTGGTGACCAACTTCCTAGTAGAGGACTTTAAGGATGTGTCTATCGCCCCATACAAGCGTATGGAGAAGGTCACCTTTGACCTTCTCTATAATGGGAAGGCATCCGTCAAGCTTGAGGACAACCCACAAGGTGTTCAGATCGTAGACATGGAGCTGCCTATCCTTTCTGAAAAGGCAAAGGCCGCAGACAAGGATCACCTGATCGAGTTCCTCGTGTCCATTGTCAATAAGTACTCCTACCTGCGGTTCGCTACTATGGAGATGAACCAAGCTACGTTCTTGAAGTTCTTCGCCAAGAGTCCCGAGCTCCTAGGTAAGTACAAGGTGACGCAGGGTGGTACAGAGGTGGAGATCAAGGGCACGGTTCCACTCAGTGCTGTAAATGCCATGCTTGAGGCTCTGGATCTCCCAACGATCCATGTCGTAAGGAACATGGTGACAGACCTCAACGGGAACGACTATAGTCTCTGTCCAGACAACAAGATCGTATTCCTCCCGGCCGGTCAGATCGGTAACATCCGACACAAAGCTCCTTACGAGCTGAGTGACCGTGTGGGTGGAAAAACGTACTCTGTTCTCGCTGGAGAACACATGGTCACCTCGGAGCGTACGAATGAAGGTCGCTTCATCGAGTACGAGTGTCACTGGGTACCAGAGATCGTCGTGCCCAAGCGCATACTGTCCATCGACCTGACGGCTATTAAGTAGGAGGCGTAGGTATGACCATCCTAGAGTACATTCTTGAGAAGTATAAAGCTATGGGGGTAGCTCTCAGTGAGTCCTATGTTCAGACTCTCCTAGTTGGCAAGGTGAATATGCATGAAGATGTATACACCTATGGAGGTGCACGAGCTCACAGGATCTTCGTTGAGAGTCTCCCAGAGTTTCTCCTTATGCCGTCCTCGGTGAGTGAGCTTGGCGTGTCAATCTCTCGCTCCTCTCGTGAGGCGGTGGAGAAGTACTATCGAATGGAATGTAGGAGGCTTGGTATTACAGATGCCCTAACTGAAAGACCAATAGTTAGGTTCAGATGATCTATTGCAACGGATACATACAAGAGCTATATGCGTCCACTGATCCATCATTTGACTCTAGTGGAAGACCCATCAGGTCAGAGGTGTGTGAGGGCGAGCTTATACCCTGTATGCTCCGTTCGTCAATGGATGATAAGCGTGGAGAGTACAAGGATGGGGGCTATTCCAGATATGCGTATGAGGTGCACATTCAGCCAAGTGTTATAGACGCTAAGCGTGTGCGGCTCTATCGTGCGGATAGATCTGTTATCGGGGAGTTTGTTGTTCAGAGCTGGAGTACGGCCCCCATCCTTAATTTCACCCAGGTGTTTGTCGGCTAGCTGTATGGAGTTCGGAGACTTCATGAATGAGTTTCGAAAGGACACTACCGATAGCGTCCTTGAAGATCTCAGATTTATTGCTCAGGGTTGCTACGAGGAGGTGATGAGGCGCAAGGGCTTCACTAACGACTCTGGTGCTCTAAGCAGCTCCATAGGCTGGGCGATAAGCCTTGATGGTAATATCATCTACTCAGGTGGTCTCGTCCCTGTAGGACAAGGTGGGAGCATAGGACAAAGTCAAGGCCGTAGGGCTATTGATGAGCTAGTGAGAGGAAGCGGGATAAAGCTGATACTCGTTGCTGGTATGGACTATGCCTCTGAAGTAGAAGCTAGAGGTTTTGATGTAACTACCTCTGGAGAGCTACTAGCCGAAGAGATGATTTCATGGTGGATCAACAATGCGTAAGACGGGGCTTTCCATAGAGGGGTATATCTTTCACCTTATGGTCGAAAGTCTACAGGTGAGAGGTGGAATATACCGAAATGGGACACGTCCATTCGACAGCAAAGGAGAAGACGCAATAGTTTCGTTCCTCTCTGGTCGTGACGGGTGGGACGGGTTCTCCCAGTCTGGGATAGTCAATGTCAATGTCTATGTCCCCAATATCGAGTTCGGTATGCCTTACTTGGTGAAGGATGTCGCTCGTTGTGAAGAGTTAGAGGAGCAACTGCTCTCCATACTTGAAACGCATAAGACGGGAGACTTCCTATTGGAGACAGATGGGACACCGACCACTTTCGCCGATGGAGACTTCAACGTGGTGAATATCCGAGTGAAGTACAGGTATAACAGAATTTAAATATACGATTATGGCTTATCAAGAAACGAGTAAGACTGCGTGGGACGGCCTTAGCTTCCTGGTGGGAGAGTGCAATTCCACTGATATATCCAAGATGCCAGCCTCTGGGCTGAATGTGTTTGGGTACATCAAGCAGGGCAGCTTCTCTATGAGTACCGAAGCAGGGGAGAAGAAGGAGTGGAAAGACGTGAATGGAGAGCTTGTTGACTCTCATCAGGGAGAGGGCAAGCTCACCATCAGCTTCCACGTCAAGAACTTCAACAAGGGCGTCATGGAGAAGATCTTTGACGTAACAGAGAACGCAGACAAGCTGGAGGTTAAGAGCTTCTCCACCTCCAAGGAGATAGCCCTCAAGATCGACACCAAGGTATCGGGAGCAGAGGTTCTCGAGATCCCACGTGCCAAGATTAGCGGGGAAGTGAAGTTCGAGGAAGGGGCAGGGTATGGTGTAGACATCACTGTGACCGTCCTCCCAACCAAGGTCGGTGCTCCCAAGCTCTACATCAGCAAGAAGGCCTAGGCTATGGGTATTCCATTCTTCGGCAAGAAGGGTAAGAGTACAGAGCAATTAGTATCGGATGCGCTCCTTTCGGGGGGCGTATCCGTAACTCTAGGCTCGAAAGAGTATAATGCTCCAGCCCCCACTCTCGCAACATGGATAGAAGTATCTGCACTCGTCACCAACCTTTCTGATGGAGAGATGGGCGATGTATCCTTGTATCATCTGATGTCTCAGGGAGCAGACGCAGAAACCTTTGCTAGGATACTTGCTACGTTCATTGCTGGCGTACAGAAAAGCAATATCAAGGAGCGTGAGGCCCTCTATCAGGAGATCATTCATTCTGCGTCCGTACAGCAGGTCACGGAAGCCCTCTACTCCATCTTAGGGATAGCGAATGTACAAGGGCTTTTTATGCTTACCACTTCCCTGAAACAGACCACAATAACGAAGCCGACAAGGGAAGTGGTGAACGAAACGACAGCCCCTGGGCTAGAATAGGGGGCTTCGCTAAGTACTACCGACTATCGTTTGACTACATCTTATACGAACTTAGCTACATAAACTTCCTTTTGTACTCTCGTGCCATACCTACATACAAATCATTGGGCAAAGATGGTAATACAGAGGGAGGACACAGAGAACCTATGGGGATGAGCTCTAACCAGCTTATAGATGCATTAAGAGGTCACCAATAACACGATATGGCACAGAAGAAGTTCGCTGTAACACTAGATACCACAGAGTTCCTCAAGGGGACACAGACGCTGGAGGAGGCTTTCGCCCGCCTTCAGAAGAATGTGCAGACCTCGATGAAATTCCCTTCCCTTAGTCGTCCGATAATGGAAGCTAGGGAGGAGGTAGATTTGTTGGGCGGTGCTTTCCAGCGTGCCGCAGGTTTAGCGGCTGGCATCTTCGCAGTGAATGGTATCCAAGGGTTTGTGCAGAAGCTCTACAGCATACGTGGAGAGTTCCAACAGCTGGAGATCTCATTCCAGACAATGCTTGGTTCAGGTGCTAAGGCTAGGGAGCTAATAGACCAACTTGCACAGACCGCTGCATCCACCCCCTTCGACCTCCAAGGAATAGCGAACAGCGCAAAGCAAATGCTTGCCTATGGCTTTGCAGCTGACCAAGTGAACGACACTATCGTGCGCTTGGGTAACGTCGCCTCTGGCCTCTCCCAGCCTCTAGGTGATATAGTCTACCTCTATGGTACTCTAAAGGCATCTGGACGTGTTACGAATATCGACATCCGCCAGTTTGCCAACCGAGGGATACCAATCTATGAGGAGCTGGCTAAGGTGATGGGCAAGAATGTAGACGAGATAAATAAGCTAGTTACCGCAGGTAAGGTTGGCTTCCCAGAGGTTGAACAGGCGTTCAATAATATGACCAACAAGGGAGGTAAGTTCTACAACCTCATGCAGGAGCAGAGCAAGAGCCTCACTGGTCAAATCTCCAACCTACAAGATAACCTCGATATGATGTTTAACAACATCGGTAAGTCTCAGGAGGGTATCTTGAACCTAGGGCTAAAGGGAGTCTCCTTCCTCATCGAGAATTACGAGAAGGTCGGAAAGGTTATCGCAGGCCTTATTGTGACCTATGGGATATACAGGGCGGCTGTAATCACGAACCTAGCCCTCACTCGTAGCTGGGCCGTTGCAGCAAGGCAAGATGCCATAGCTAAGGGAATACAGGCCGTAGCAACTAAGTCTGTTACACTAGCAACTAAGGGGCTTACTTCGGCTATTGCAGCTAACCCCCTAGGGGCTCTCGCTGTAGCCCTTACGGCTGTGATAGGTCTTATGTGGGCATTCTCCGACTCTACGACGGCCGCTGAGAAGGCACAGGAACGCTTCAACGAGGAGAAGAAGAGAGCGGACGAGGCCGATAGGGAACATAAGGCGACGGTGGAGGAGTTGCTCCGTGTAGCCCAAGATGAAGCTAAGAGCACGGCTGAACGTACAGAAGCCCTTGAACAGCTACGTAAGTTTTATCCAAGCATATTCTCCCAGTACGACATCGAGAGCCTAAAGCTGACCGATATACTCAACCTCAAAAGGCAGATAGCTGAAGAGGATGGGAAGAAGAAGATAGCTACCACAAAGTCGGAATTAGAGAAGGCAGAGAAGGAGTATAATGAGGTTAGCAAAAAGCTAGCAGACAAGAAAAAATACTCGTCTAATGGATCCCTTGGTGACAGTTGGCAACTATATAATCTTGAGAAGGATGTGGCTGCTGCCAAGGCTTATCTCGATCTGAAAAAGCGAGAGTACGGCAACCTACACGACAACTCCCTGCTAGACCCCGATAAGCTTGCCAAGGCGACCGATAAAGAGCTGGCACGCTACAAGGCACAGATACAGAGTGCTATCAAAAAGGGTAAAGAGGTTTCAGAAGGAAGACGTATTGTGCTAGGTGACGGTGCGGACTTTTTCGGTGAACGTACATCGAAGGAGTGGGAGGCTATGCTCGTACGTATCACGAAGCAACAAGAGCTCCGAGGCAAGACCTTCAAGTCGTTCTCCGATCAGGTGGCGCAAGCCACAAAGGACGAAGAGAAGGCACGCAAGGATCTGCAAGCATTCAACGCTCTATCCTCTAAGCAACTTGCTCAGAAAAGAGCCGAGGAGATACAGAAGGGTAACTATGGATGGGATGCCGATGAGTACCGAAAGAAGCTACAGAATGAGCTAAAGGAGAAAGAGACCATCCGAAAGGATGTGGAGTCACGTTCAGGTAAGAAGTCTTCATCTAGCTCATCCAAGACCTCTACGGCTGTAGAGAAAGCACGAGAGGAGGAAGAGAGAAGGCAACAATCTCTACGATATGCCCGTGAGGAGGCTAAGGCGCAACGTGATAGCCAGCTCCAGCTAGACACCGAGAGGGTAGAGCTTATGGAGAGTGGCTTTGCGAAGGAGATAGCTCAACTCCAGCTCCAACACAGACGAAAGATGGCCGCCCTTGACGACCAAGTCCAAGAACGTCTATCTAAGATACAAGAGCAAAGAAAGCTAGAGTGGGAGGCTACCCACAATAGTAAGAAGGAAGTGTACCGAGCCCCAAGCCTCAAAGAGTCTGACCTCAGTGATACAGACCTCAACCAGATACTAACGGGGAGAGAGCTTGCCGACCAAGCATTTGCCCAAGGTCAAGAGAAGATCTTGAGAGACCTACGTAGCAAGTATCTATCGTACGAGGAGCAGAAGACCGAGGTCAAGAAGAAATACGACGAGGAGCGTCGGGTGCTAGATCAGTCTACTCTGCTATCAGAGGAGATGAAAGCCTCTGTGCGTGTCCAGATGGCACGGAAGGAGGCCGAGGAGCTAAAGGCTATCGACAACGACCGATACGAGCATACGCAGAAGACTAACGAGCTTATGGTGGAGCTCTTCCTTCATCAGGGAGAGCGCACTACAGCTCAGATGCGTAGCACAATAGATAAGACAAAGGAGCTTCTTGCCTACCTATACAACACGAAGTCCGCAGACCTCACCCCTAAGTTCGGTCTGTCCTCCGAGGAACTGCAATCTATTCAGTCTTCGCCAGAGAAGCTTAGGGCGATAACAGATGCACTAAAGAGCCTTCAAGATGAACTAGGCAACACGTCTCCGTGGCAGTCGTTTACGCTTAATATGGAGACATCCCTAGCCAAGGGTGGGCAGGCATGGGCGGAATACCGAAAGGCTCGGAATGAAGCCAATAGGGCTACAAGCACCCAAGATAGAGCAAGAGCCGAGGAGCAGGCAAGCTTGTCACTTAGCAGGGTGGGGCTTTCCGTGTCCAAGGTAGGCAATAGTATTAAGGACGCAACTCCACTCGTGAAAGAGCTTGGCACTTCCCTCGGGTCGATCTTCGGAGGTGGAGCGGTTACGGATGAGGTGGAGGATCTAACCGAAGCCCTCACCTCTCTATCTGGGGTAGTGTCGGGGATCGGCAGTATTGTGAGTGGTGACATCCTAGGGGGTGTAACCTCTCTTATCGGTGTTGTCGGAAATCTATTCTCCAAGGTTCAAAAGGCGGAGAATGATATGATGGAGAAGCGAAGGAAGGCTGTCGAGTCTCTCTCTAAGGTGCAACACGAGTACACGATGGAGCTCATAAGGCAGAACCTAGCTTACGAGAGAGGAAGCACAATCTTCGGCGAGGACACATACGGCAAGGCTAGGAATGCGATCGAGGTGGCAAACAAGTCACTCTTAGAACTTCGCAAGTCTATGAGGTTCACCAAGCAAGAGCTCTCGGGAAATAATATCCTTGATTGGTTTGGTGGTGGGCTGTCCGAGTCAGGGTTTGGTGGTAGGCAGAACCGAGAGGTGAACAGTAAGATCGCCGAGATGCTACGACAGCGAAACAAAGGAGCCTACGACAAGCTACTCAACCTAGAGGTTAAGACCGGCTCCCATAAGACAGGGATACTCTGGTGGAGAAAGACGGTCGATGAGTTTGGTACTCTCAAGAGCCTATATCCAAACCTTATAGACGCAAACGGCAAGCTGAACATCTCACTTGCTGAGAGTATACTCAAGAGCCAAGAGTTCAGGAAGGGGCATAAGGAGGCTTTGGAACGGAGTGTGGAGCTAGCTAAGCAGTATGAGGAGGCGATCAAGACGATGAACGACTACCTAAAAGGTATCTTTGGTTCGCTTGGCTCATCTATCACGGATAGCCTAGTAAATGCTTTTCGCAGGGGAGAAGATGCTACCAAGGCGTTCACTTCTAGTGTGAGTGAGCTACTCAATAACTTCATAAAGCAAATGGCATACTCCTCTTTCATTGCGCCCATCTTTGAGCGGGCACAAAAGGAGGTGTCGGCTATAATGGGAAAGAACGACCTCAAAGACTCCGATCGCTTCAGCCAGATAGCAGATGCGCTACGAAAGGCTATGGATAGTGCCAAAAATATAGAACCGAGCTTTAGGAAGTTCATAGAGGAAAGAGACAAGGAGGCTAAGAGCCGAGGCTTCGACACAGCAGGCACATCGTCCGACTCACGTTCCGCCGTGGCTAAGGGCATAGCTCAGGCATCTCAAGACAGCATAGATGTACTCACAGGCTTGTGGCACACAAACGTCCTCCTATCGGAGCGTACAGCCAATGCAACTGAGCGCTTGGTATCTATAATGGATGGTAGGAGCTCGATAGTACTCCCCAACTCAAGGGATATGGGGCTAGATCAGTTTGGTGTCATCACCGAGAAGATGTACAAGGAGCTACAAGCCATACAGCGCAACACCCTAGCAGGGGCGGAGGCTGGTGAGGCTATACGCTTCATCCTATCCGAAATGGGAAGCAATGGGATAAAGATACGCAGGTAATATGAAAGTGACCATATCGCTACAAGACGGCACAATTAAGCAGGCCACCTTAATGAGGGGTGGGCTTGCTGTGCTCGCCTCTCTACCACCTACGGACGAGCCAGACACTAACGACTGGGGGGACGAAGATGGGAGAGAGGTAGATACAATACAGCCTCTTCGTCTTTCGGTAGAGGATGTGTCAATACCTCTGTGGGCGACAACCGACATATTTAGCGGAGCTCTATCATCAACGACCGCGCACCTATCTGTATCAGGGAAGGTGTTCGACCTTCGCCCAAAGAAGGTGGAGGAGTTGGAGAGGACACCTAACGGATGGTTTGGGAAGTTGGTATGTACACGTATTCCCGAACAGGTGACTATCACGTCAGCAACCGATCCGATAGACTTCGCCTCATTTGGATGTGTCGTTCTGAACGATGTGAGGAAAGAGCCTATCTACATGGCTCCATCCATTAAAGAGACCCCATTTGTAGATGATGTAGAGGGTAGGGTGTACCTAGATGGCGGTAGGACACTTAGGTCTTCGTTTGAGCTGGATGTTCCCCTGCTTATGTCTGCTTCATCCGTGGCTGACCTATGGAATAAGAGGTCTATGCTCTTAGATACATTGGTAGCTAAGGGGCTACGGACAATAGCACCTATCACAGATGGGGCGACAACATACAGGGGCTATTATGCATCTTGCACCTCCAAGGACGATCCTATCGTTAGCGATGGGGCTGTGAAATGGAGCTTTACACTAACATTCGTAATTACAGAGATATGATACGGGTTTATTCAGGAGGGAAGTCTCTCAATCTACCCACTAGCCAAGAAAGCTACCACGAGGTGTCCGTCGGGGCTATACCAAAGGTTGTTGTCGAGACAACGAGCAACAGAGAGCTCAATATCAGCATAGGTGCGTACTGCACATTCAGAGGGGAGAAGTACTACCTATTCACCGCCCCCGAGGTGGTGAAGAGGTCACGACGTGAGTATCAGTATAAGCTGACTTTCTATGGAGAGTGGCAGAGGCTTGCACTGACAAAGTTCAAGTTCCTTGTCGATAACCCAAGCGATGTGCGTCTGAAATTCTCGCTGTCTGGCACTCCCCGTTTCTTCCTAGAGCAGATAGTCCGTTGTATGGGGGGAGAGTGGAAAATCGGGACATGCCTAGAGTCTCCCTCTCAGGTGCTATCCTTCAACCATGAAGACTGCCTAGCCTCACTAGCTCGACTGGCGGACGCCTTTAAGACTGAGTGGAGGGTGGAGGGCAAGACCATACACCTATGCAAGGTAGAGGGAGATAAGGCCAAGGCTATACCCTTATCCTATGGACGCGGAAAGGGTGTGTTGCCCGGGCTGTCCGTCGAGAATGATAACGAGCATACACCTGTGGGCAAGATCTATGTGCAGGGCGGTGATAGGAACATAGATCCCAATGTATATGGGTCTCGCACCCTGCACCTCCCAAAGTCTAAGCAGATGGCCTTTGAAGGCCACTCCTATGTCTCTGATGCCAAGGGGGAGTCTATAACGATAGATGGCATGACACTAGACGGACGCAGGGAAGATAGCTATGATGGCACTAGCGTGTACCCACAACGTGTAGGTGTTGTATCAGGTGTTGAGCGAACCAAGGAGGGTCACTACAATATCATAGATAAGGACTGCGATGTGGACTATGCGAAGTACCGGATAGCAGGAGAGAAGGCTACAATCACCTTTCAGTCGGGTAGGCTAGGGGGGCGAACCTTTGACATTGCACAGGACAAGGATGTGCTAAAGTATGACCACGGCACAAAGCGTTTCCTACTCGTAAGCTCCGAGGAGGACGGGCTTACCCTTCCAGAGCCGAAGGCATTCTATCCCGAGGTGGGAGATAAGTACGCTGTATTTGGTGTCCGACTGCCTGATGAGTACCTAGTAAAGGCGGAGGAAGAGCTTATGAAGTCAGCTATCCGATACTTCCACGAAGCTCTACAGCCTAAGGTAACTTACAAAGCAGAGCTAGACGGCATCTATGCACAGAAGAATTGGGGGGCTATCGGGGCTAAGCTAGTCTTAGGTCAGTTTGTACACCTTACGGACACCGAGCTCAATATAGATGATAAGGTACGAATAACAGCAATACGGACGAAGCTATCCAAGGAGTATAAGCCTCAGATTACTCTGTCTAACAATGTGCAAGCTCCATCCTTTAGCTCTACTCTAGGAAAGCTGGAGAGCGAAGAGGTGCAGAGAAGCGAGGAAGTCAAGCAGGTGCGCCGAGAGTCCTCTCGTTCGTACGCACAGGCCTCTGCCATATCAGAGGGTATAGTAAAAGCTCTCTTGAAGAACTTCACGGAGGGAATTAGCCCTCTTATGGTTAAGACCATGCAGTTACTTGTGGGAGATCCAAGCTTGCAGTTTGTCTTCATCGAAGGTCGCAGATCGGATAGGATAGTCCCACTTGAGGTGTCTTACGACAATGGTAGAGAGGTGCTGTATGTGCCTAGCTCAACCTTGCGTCACATGACGATAGGCATAAACTCCATAAGCTCAAAGCACAGCAATACGGAATACTTGGAGTGGGATGTGAGTGAACTCGAATATGCAGTAAGGAAGGACGTCCGCCTTGTATACTTATATGCTAGGTGCGAGCATGGCACAGGCCTAGGATCGTTCGTTGCCTCAGAAGAGCCTATCGGAATGGAAGATGAGGGTGGGTACTCTCACTTCCTTATAGGCATCTTAGGCGGTCTGCCTGATCGCTCCTTCACCCGCCTCTATGGCTTCACTGAGATACTACCAGGGCAGATACGCACGGAGAAGATAGCGACGCCTGATGGACGCTCCTACTTCGACCTTGTTTCGGGGGTGATAGCCTCACGACACATCCGTTTCGTCTACCCAGATGGTAGTGAGCATCCGCACCCAGACACCTACCTATACAAGGCGATCAAGGAGGGAAGCACGGATGTGCAGGGAGGGCTCGTGCTGGCCTCTATCATCGGTGCGAAAGACGGGCAAGGCAACGTACGGAGCTTCATTGCTGGCGATATTACCCTTCCTGCCTTCTCTGCGGGGGTATCTGGGTGGGGGACCCCACAACGGAAGGCGATAACGGAGATTAACCACGACGGTACGGGGCACATCGGCAACATGCACATAGAGCAGGGCGGTAGCGTTATCGTCTTCAAGGGGGAAGAGGGCGGTCGTGACGACGTGCGCATAGGTGGAGCTCAAACACCGCTCAAGGACTTGTTAAGCAGCTCCTTCCAAGACAGTGCAAGTACAAAGAACGTGCAACGAGAGGAGGTGACGCAGAACTCATTCGACAAGGATATTAGGCAGGTGGAGATCTTCCGGGTGGGCTTCAACGTGCAAAACGACGGCTCGATGATACAGTTCGAGTTGCCATGGAGTATGTCCATCCGTCACGAGAACTCGCAGTATCACAAGATAACCTCCTACGCAACGATCCTCCTTCGCATCACCGATAGTAAGGGGGCTGTAGTGTACGAATTCACTGAGTACCTTAGGAGCGGGGCTATGCAGGGCTTTATGCCAAGCCAAATCAACTATCCGCTGCAAGCCGACAAGAGAGGACTAGCCGCTGACCTATACGTTTTTAGCTTGGTCGCCAATATCAGCACGGTATTGGATGAAGGAGAGAATGGCTACGCAGGCCCCCCAGCGGTAACGACGTTTACCAGCCAGCCGTTCATGCTCAAGTACAAGGTGTCTGGTAGGAATGACAATGTGCGGGAGGTCGTGTTTGGCAAGTTTGGCCTCAGTGCCTTCTATGGGCATAAACAGCTATTCTACCTGCAGAATAGTGCAAGGGGAGGGGTGCCGTTCCTCACGATTAGAGGCAATACGGATATTCCGGGGGTGCTCTTCTCTGGTGACTTCTGGCCGTCTGACCAAAATGGAGGTAACGTATGGTCGGAGGATAGCTTTGGGGCTCTCTTCCCAGATGGTATCTATTGCGAGCGTGTGGGAGTCGGTCAATACAAGATCAATCACAAGCTAGGGAGATCGAATTACACCGTGCAGGTTTGCCCAATTTACAGAACGGGGTACGAACCTAGCAATGATGTAATGACCAGAGTGGAGTTCAAGGGAGAAAACTCGTTCAATGTAGTCACAGGAGTAGGCAGCAACAAAACCAACTATGTGCCCTTCTCCGTGCTCATCATAGGCGCAAACTACAAGGAGTAGATTATATATAACCAAACCTAAACTATTTAACTAATGAGTAACGTGTATTATGTGTGGAAGGTGCTTTGTACGCTCTTCGGTAGTGTTATAGGCTATCTGCTTGCCAAGCTGGAGCCCACCTTCCCGCTAGCGAGTGTAGCCGTCTTGTTCATCTTGTACGATGCTTACACCGCCTACAAGCTTAGCAAGCGCGTGCACAAGCAGTACCCCGAGGACTCTAAGGGAGACGGGAAGTTTACGAGCTTCGCCTTCGGCAAGACCGTCAGGGTGACTATCCCGACAAGGCTAGCCCTAATCTTCCTCGCCTATCTGGTAGAGCACTTCGTCTTCAATCATAGCTTCGTACCGCTGGCTATGATGATCACTGGTGCGATCTGCTTTGAGCAGTTCGTCTCGATCCTTGAGAATGAGAGCTCTTGCCGGTCGGGTAAGGATGGGCGGTTTTGGAAGATGCTTAGGCGTGTACTGATCGATAAGACAGAGAGACACCTAGGGATCACCCTTGACGAGCTAAAGGAAAAGGAACGTGAAGAAGCGAACAAACTAGAAATGGGAGATAGCGATGAACACTGAGCATAAGTACTTTACGCTGGAGGAGCTCACTAAGAGCAACACCGCTCTTGCGTACGCGATAGACAATACTCCACCTGCTTCATGCGTGGAGAACCTGCACCGCCTGATGGACTACCTAGACCTCGTCCGAGAGGCTTACGGTAAGCCCATACGGGTGTCCTCGGGCTACCGATGCCCTCAGCTCAATGCCTTGGTCGGTGGGGTGTCCTCCAGCCAGCATAAGCAGGGGCTAGCAGCCGACCTCGTTGTGCCCGACCTTGAGCACCTAATGGATGTTATCCGCAAGCTCGGAGGGTTCGACCAGCTCATAGATGAGCGCCCCGGTGGAGGTAGTCGCTGGGTACATGTGTCTATCGCCCAAGAGGGAGGAAAACCTCGTGGAGATATACTTCTGTACAACGGACGGGGATATAAGCGTATCAAGTAACATGGGTAGCTTTGGGAGAAAAATCGGTATTCCCGTTTTTTCTCCCAAGCCTCCTAAAACAAAGATGGTTATGGGATGTACGAATAGAACACGAAGTAATGCCCCGAGGGTAAGGATAGGCACTGATGCCATCTTCTCCGTTGTGCTATACAGGCACGACGGGGAGATTGGTACGAGCCCCGACCCTGATGTGGCGGACGTGATAGACCCCCGGACGCTGGCAAGCATCGAGGCGGAGATACGCACCGATTGCGGAGGGATAGAGAGCATAGACGTACAGATAGAGGGCAAACTCCTCAAGGTGGAGATCACCCAAGAGCTCACAGAGCGTCTAAACCTAGGCTTGTACAAGCTACGACTCAAGGTTAGGGAGGCCGACACTCACTTTGCCGATGGATACAGAGATGTTACACTCCTAACAGAGCTCTGTCAAGTGGTCTCTGACGGGGCGGATGCAGGGCTTCCGAAGGGAAACATCTCTGTAGCTATCGCCCAGCTTGCGACGGGGAAGAGCGCCTACGAGCTCTACCTTGAGACTACCACCGATAACCCTAAGAAGACGCTACCCGAGTGGCTTGATAGCTTTAAGGGTGATACAGGAGATAGTGCCTATGACCTCTATCTGAAGATCACGACAGACAACCCGAAGAAGACACTCACTGAGTGGCTTGCCAGCCACAAGGGAGACACGGGTGACAGTGCGTACCAAATCTATCTAAGGACGACTAGCGACAACCCGAAGAAGAGCGAAACCGAGTGGATGGCTAGCCTCACGGGGAAGAGTGCCTACCAAATCTACCTAGACACCACCAACGATAGCCCCAAGATGACAGAAGAGGAATGGGCATCGGGTGGGTGGCTCGTTGCGCTCGAACTAATCAAGGATGTAAGAGGAACAAGAAGATGAACACTCCAAAAGCTGTAGCAGAAGAATTGCTCGCCCTGATGCATGACAGGGAAGAGATAAAAAAGGCACTCGTAGAACTTGGTGCTGTAGTGGCTGATGATGACGGACTTTCCAGCTACCCGGAAAAGATACGGAGGCTGAAGCCAGCACGCCTAAAAATCTTTAAGGATCAGCAATGCTACCAGTGGAAAGATGAGGTGCTTCCTGATATGGAGGTGGACGAAGGCTATACAGCTGCTAATCTATCGTGGGTATTTGGAAGATGTCCTAACCTCGTTCGAGTTCCAGATATTCTAGGCATAGAACGAGCTGTGAACTTGGAGAGCTTCATCCAGGAGAGTGTGAAGGTCAAAACGCTCACATTACCAGACCTTCCGAACTTGACGAGCATGCGAAGTTTTGCACATAAGGCGAGTTCGCTGGAGTCTGTGGTTGTTGGAGCAATGCCACAGAATGCTTCGCTATTCTACTCCTTTGCAGAATGCGCTTCGCTTAGATCTATAACTATTGGCGATATACCCAAGGTGACAGATGTATTCGCGGCGTTTTATGCGTGCACAAAACTCCAGAGGGTAAAGCTATCTCTTGGAGGTGGCATGATAAGCAATGCTCAGTATCTTTTTGATGGGTGTGCGATGCTAGAGGAAGTAGAGGGTGTCATTGACTTGTCGGTAGCTACCAACATTTCAAACCTCATCACAAGATGTCCGAACCTACGAGAGATACGGTTAAAGGGAGTTGGGCGCGATCTCATAGCGTTTGAGAGTGTATCGCTCTCCCTTGAGAGTGTACGCTACCTCATCAATGAGGCTAAGAGTGTAACCTCTGGAACGACAATGTACCTACCACAGAAGCTGGTAGACGATCACGAGGAAGAGATGGTCGAACTTGGAGAGGTCGCAAGCTCCAAGGGCTGGACGATCAACTATAGGTAGTTTAACGTTTATAATCTTATCGTTATGGGAAAGTCAGTAAGGATCAAAGCCCCAAAGGGCAAGATGGTAGTTAGCCGTGTGCGCAAGACCATTGGGAGACTAGTGCGAACGTCAAAGGAGGAAGCGCCACTGTATGAGATCATGGATGAGGCGGAGGCTTACGCCCTAGACAAGGAGTGGCACCCCGAGTTCTATGGTCGACCTCCCGAGGGCGGTAGACCAGAACCTAAGCCAGAGACTCCGCCTGCAGGTGGCGGTGGCTCTGGGGCAGACTTCGTAGACAAGGTTCACGAGAAGCTGGAGGGCAAGTAAAGTATCATTTAAGGTATCATTTTATGTATCATGGACTTCAAGAATAAAGATGAAGTAACGAGGTGTATGGTAGTGGGGGTGATAACCATCATCCTACTACTCATCTTGTTTGGTTGTGGGGCACGGCGGAAAGCGCCTCCCAGCCAGAGTGAAGTGAGACGGGATAGCGTCTACACCAAAGTGGTGGAGCGGACGGTCTACAAGCGTGACACGGTGCGTATCCACGTGCCCCAGCAGGTGGCTGTCGCCAAGGTCAAGGATAGCACCAGCAGACTCGAAAACGATTGGGCGGTCAGCACGGCGCACGTCTATGCTAACGGAACGCTCTGGCATGAGCTGAAGACGAAGGCGGGCCCCCGCCCAATAGAGACGGAGACCCCTATTGTTTATCGAGATAGTATAGTCTACAAAGATCGAGAGGTTCGCAAGACAGAGGTGCGTGAAGTAGAGAAGCCCCTCGGCAAGTGGCAGAAGCGACAGATAGCAGGCTTCTGGGTGCTTGCGGTGGCAGGCCTCGGCTACGTAGGTATCAAGACGCGCAGGATGTGGCTACCACTCGTGCGTCGGTTCGTCTAACATAAAAGGAGGTGAAGCAAATGGCAGGCAAACAAACAGCTGTCTGTGTTTCAGTGTGTTGCCTTGCCTTTGCTCGCCTTATATGTGAGGTGAGCAAATGGCCAGAATATGGCCAAAAAGCGAGGGCGAGACGTGTTATATCGTCTTGTTTTGTTAGCTAAGTCGCTGGAATGTAGTATATAGCTAATGGCCAAAAAGAAAACAGCCCCCACAGATTTAGCTGTGGGGGCTGTTTCGTTGCTCTTCTTAGTCCTGTTCTTCGTCGTTTGCGCCCCAATTGTGGTTTGCCTCGATGATCTCGTCCATCTCGTCGGAGCTTTCGGTGCCGTATCTATCTAGCTGCTTTAGAGCATAGCGGACACACTCATAGTTCTCGGCAACCTCTTCTTGGTAGTTTTCGCTATCTTCGTCGTATGGGGACTCAGGGAGGAATATCGTTGTGTTTGTGCTAATCTTGCCGTTCATGGATGCGTCTGCATACACCTCAACCCCAGCAGAAAGGTATACGCTTTCGCCCTCAATGTCGTTGAACGACATCATTACCATGCAGTGTCCGCGTGGAACGTCTTCGCTCTCGATCATGCTTCGCGCGCTGTCGAAAGCCATGCCCTCTGCTACTGCGATGAGGTCGCCTAGAACCTCTTCTGCGTTGTCCTCTGTCACGACGTCTAGTAGCTCGCCAGCATCTACATAGATTTCATGCTCGTTGCTGTAGCTCGTCACTTCGTAGCTCTTGCCTGCGATTTCGATAGTCTTGTCCATTGTCTTGTCTTATTTATGGGTTATGTGTCGCTGGGGCTCGCCCCCTTTTGACAATACAAAGGTACGTCAGAATTTTGACGCCACCAAATATTTCAGCAAAATAATTTCAGTGTGTTTGTTATAGCATTTGTATATAGGCTATTATGGTTTTCGTGTTGATTTGCCTAGCTGTATCACAATGGGTATTGTGCTATTTATTTTGTACCTTTGCCGACAATAATAAACATATATATGGCTCGATTAAGAAGAGATATAACAGCTGACGTCGCTGGTAATATAGATGCTATAAGGGTGTATATGGGTGTCGAGAGCTTAGCTGACCTCGCTCGCATACTAGGTATAAGCCATCAGAGGCTTAGCTCGTGGGGGATACGAGGAACATACGACACAAAGATCATCCTCAAGGCTATCCCCGAGATAAGAGAGGAGTGGCTAATCACAGGTGAGGGCGATATGCTCCGAGCCGAGGGTGTGGCTAATCTACTTGATGAGCTGAAAGAGATGCGAGAACTCCTCAAGAGCAAGGATAGTGTTGTACTACAGCAAGCTATGCATATCGGAGAGCTTACAGAGCTACTGAACAAGAGGAGATAGCTATAATATTACTATCTTTGTATCGCCCTAGCAGTTGTTAGGGCATTGGGCTCGTCTTATGCCCAATTGGGTTATGGGGAGGGGCTTCGGCCTCTCCCTTCTCTTTATATGTAGTGGGAGATACCATAAATGAAAGGGCGAGGATAGGTTTCCCTTATCCCCGCCCTGATGGACCTAACATGATTACATATCATCATGTACGTCTCAAACTAAACGAGTACCTGCGAGTTGGTACTATAGATGTCTGCCGACATCTACACCGCAAAGGTAGCAATAAAAAGAACAACTCCAAACATCGGGATAATACATACAAGAAAAGAGCAATATCTATGCATATCACCCTCTATATGTCCAGATATTCGCCTTTCTCTGTACATATCTTGTTCCTCCTATATATCCTCCCCAAACACGTACGCTATCACTCGTTCGTTCAGTCTGTCTATCCTGCTGAAGTCCTTACGTATATATCTATCTGTGACTCTATGCGCAGACACATGGTTGAGAGCAAAGGCAACTTCCTCCTCGCTTGCCCCTACCTCGTTGCGTGCTATAGTAGCCCAGCTGTGTCGGAGTGAATAGCTAGTCATTGTGGGTAGTCCAGCCTCCTCACATAGTTTCTTTATGCCTTGGGATATATAGCTGGTGCAAGCGTGCCTATCGTAATACCTTGTGGAGAGGTTAAGTAGGTAGCCCTCTCGAGCCTCCTCTGTAAGCCTTGCTAAGGCTTCCATAGCCTGCAGTGGTATGCACACCTCCATATATGCACTGTCGCTTCGCTTACCCTTAGTTTTCGCCCTGTGGTAGCACACCTTGTCCAGCTGGAGGTTGTCTGGGGTGAGCTCGTACAAGTCCGCAATGTTCATCCCCGCAAGGCAAAAGCTCACCAATGCGACGTCTTGTGCGTACATAGCTTGTCCGCTTTTCGGTGAAAAGGCGAAGAACCTCCGAAGATGCTCTACGTCCACGCTCCTCTTCTCTGGTGTCTCTGTGGACGGGATCTTGAGGAACTCAAAGGGGCGGTTAGCCACCTTCAGTACACCTCTGTCGTAGTCATTGTACTCCTCCATCCCTGCTTTGAATATTGCCTTTAGGAGTGTTGGGTACATACTCTTTGCTCGTTTCGTGTGTGCGAGGCTGTCCACCCATTGGCGCAGGAGTTTTGAGGTGACTTCTGAGAATGCTATATCGGTCTTCCCAGCGAATGAGAGGAAACTATTGAGGGCATATCGGTAGTTGTCCGCACGCTTTACTCCTCTATCTGATAGCTTGCGGATGTGAGTTTCTGCGAAGCTCGCAAAGGAGATGCGCTCCTCTACGCTATCCGTGACTATGTTCACCACCTCCTTAACCGTGAGTTTGTCTATGCGCTTGCCCTGCAATTTGTCGTAGTAGGAGCAGATGAGCGCAGTGGCACGCATCAGGACACGTGGGTCGGTGACCTCTCCAGTGTCGGTCACACCGCTATTCTGAACAACTAAGTCTGTTTTTATGTAGAAAGGTTTCTGCTTATGTATGCAGAGTATGTATACTGGATGGAAGCCACTGGGCTTACGCGACCTTATTTTGGCCTTAAAGGTAGCCAT